TATAGCAAGCCCAATAAGGAAACCCTCTAGCCGAAAGGCTAGGGGGTTTTTTTATGCCCTCTGCCAGGATCCTGGCCAGGAAGCTGTCCCAACACAAACAAGCATCAAGCTCGCCTTTTTGGCGTTATAGCTTGATGCTTGTTTGTGTTGGGCACGCGCACCCTTAATAGCCTTGTTAGTTGCACCCACGAAGCAGAGAGTTATCCACAGGCTTACAACAAAAAAGTTTCAGCGAAGAGATTTTGAGAGATTTGGGTGTAAGTTTGTTCTTGTGAGCGAGAGATGCTCGCTCCGAGAGGAGACAGCATGGCTGTTAATTGGAGTTGCGAGAATGTTCGCGACTGGCAGACCCTGCACGACGACCCTATTGAGTGGGCTAAGACGGAAGTCTTACTGACTCAAGGCTGGGCGTACGGCTGGTTCGACTCCATTGGTTATGGAAGCATAACCGAGTCCAATGTCGGTGATGTGTGGGTACGCGCAAGCGTCTTACAAGCCCTAGTAGGTGCTCCATTGTCAATGGGTGCTGAAGGGACTAGTAAGCGTGAGCCTATCTACTTCACTAAGGACGACTTCATCAGGCGTATTGGTCTGAGTAGCAATTACTCAACCAAAAGCCACGCGGTGTTCATGAAGGGTGTCAAAGCCATTATGGACGAGCAAGCCAAGCGCATTACGGACTCTGTCCAGAAGCAATTGGTGGACGCATAACAGGTTCGTTAGTCCTGAGCATGACTAAAAAGGCTCAACCCCAAAAACTCATCTGAGAGGACAATTAAAGTGAGTGAGAAGTTAGAACTGTATGCAGAAATGCAGGAAATCATTGACTACGTTGGCGAGAGCGCAACGTTTGACTCTAACCATAACTGGCTAATCAAGCAGGCACATGGTCTGAGTATCTGGCGGAAGCTGTCAGAGTTGGTAACGCACTACGGTGAGAGTGATAACTCCGTAGCCGATTACTACGAGTTCCTAAATGGTCTGCCATTGGCAGAACTGTACCTGTCAGTCCGTCCAAAAGGTTAATAAGTAAGCGAGTCCTGAGTATGACTAAAACTGCTCAACCCCAATAATCAGCCTAGGAGGCACAATGAATACAGCAACAACTATCCATCAGCACTTGGAGTTTGATAAGACTATTACTGTCCAATTCCAAGAGGGTCATCTCAGCAACACCGATTATGATGAGTACTTCATTCTTACGATTGACGGTAATCACATGTACATGACTCGCGAGCAAGCGTATCTGATTAAGGACTCTATGGAAGACTTCTTCGTGGAAGAACGCCTTGAGTACTTTGGAGATGTCATTAAGAAGGTTAATAAGACTCTTAGCGAAATCTCTTAGTTATCCACAAGCCTGCAACAAAAAAGTTTCACCATGCAATAATCACCCATTCTGGGTGTAAGTTAGTTTCTGTCAGCAAGTCGCTGGCAGAGGTCAATGAGAGGAACTCACCATGACCGAGCAAGAACAGCAAGAACTCATGTCCCAACCACTATCTACGCTTATTCAGGTCATTACTGACTTGCGTGCCAATAAAGAACAGCATGCCTACGACCTTGAACAAGCAACCACTAGTGGTCTCAAGCATGCTTACAATGCACTCGCAAGTGCTATTGAGGCTAACGTAGACTACGAGGGCGACGAGGAACTCAAGCAACTGGCGTACAACGTCTTCTACTCGTTCCTAAGCAACATCAACAAGCCCTACTGGGTCAATCCATTTGAAATCAAGAAGATGTGGGACGTGGACGTGGTGCTCAATAACGAGTCCTTTACAGTCACTATTGAGGCTGATAGCGAGGAGGACGCTATTGAGAAAGTCACCGAGAACCTAGAGGTCAATGGTAAGCGACAGTCATTCTCAGTCACGTTCAAAGATGATGATAACCGCGAGTCAATGGACTTTGAGTTTGAGGGTGATGACTGTGACATGGAAGATGATGACTGCCTTAGCGGTATCCGTGTGACAGCCGAGCGCAATACAGACTAGGATTGTGGGGAGAGCGTAATTCCTCTCCGCAATCTCCACAGTAGCCCTGAGCATGGCTAGAAACTGCTCGCAAGCCCCTCACGGAGTAAGCACGTTAGGGTCAGGTTCAACTCCTGACAGGGGCACGCTAGATAGGTCTTGCACTAGGTAAGACAGGGTCATTGGAGTGCGTTGCTCCCTCGCCTATCTATCAACCCAACTATCGAGAGGACGTAATCAAATGATTACAAAGGAACAAGGCATGGCAATGTACTTGGCTGGGAGCTTCTACCCACCACTACCATTGGACTATGTTAAGCCTGCTATTGAGGCTAAAGAACTGTGTGAGAATGAGGAATGGGACGTTGAGATCGTCCTGCCCCATGCTATTAACCCAATGCCAAGGCTGGCATACTGGCGCGACGGACCACCACGCTGGGTAATTAAGGCTGGAGACCTGGTCAATGCCCTGCGTATCCCAATCTATTCATCTGAAGATGAAGAAGATGAAGCAATGGTTTAACTAAGCCACTAAGAAAGCCCCTAGCCAATCGGTTAGGGGCTTTTTTTATGCCAAAAATCAAATGATCAGCTGATTATGCCCTTGTCCGCCCTGCGGGCGGGGGCTATATGTTTGTGTTGAGCTTGTCCCACAGCCACCCACACGCGCTCTTCTTCCTTTTTACAAAAGGAAGGCAAAATAAGAGAGAGATTTGACTTATTCAGCCGAGTATGCTAGGCAAAATAAATGGCGTTTGTTATTGACTTATGGCACATTTTGTGGTATGGGGCTCGTCAGAGCCATTTGAGAGAGAAATGAGAGAGAGAGCCTATTCAGGCTGAGAGAGAGAATGCTGGGGTGGGCAGAGAGAGCCTACCTAGATACATAGAGAGAGCATAGAGAGCCCCCAGAGCCTGCCCAGCCTACTAAGCACCAGCATAATAAGCCTATTAGTCCACATGCTGACACCGATTTGCGCTTTCGGCTACTACATGCTATGTGCCGAGACTGCAACTGGGCGCACCAGCAGGTCTGGGGCATGTTCGCCTGATTAGTTATGTGATAACTGGCAGAAAGGGCAGAAATCCCATTATCATCTAGGTATTGACTTGTCAAGTCTGAGGAAAGGCTATTTCAGACACTTTCAGCATGAGTGGGTGTAATCACTACTGGAAGCAGGTAATCCTCTCTCTGTGGCTCTCTGTGTCTCTCAGGTGGTTGTGGATAACTTTCCTCTATGTATCTCTCTATGTAATTGGCTTGTTAGTCAATCTGCAAAACCCCAAAATCCTTTCTAGATAAGGGCTTTAGAAGCGTTATCAAACCGTTACCTAAAAAGGGGCATTTGGGCTTGTGTGCTGTCAGCGTAGGTCGCTAGAGTGGGTGCATGGCAACACCGCCATACTGATAAAGGAGTCCATGACATGGGCGCACGCATTAACCTCGTCTTCAATGACGGGACAGATAACGCAGTTGCTCTGTACTCGCACTATGGGGCAGACGGCTGGGAATACGATTTAACTCAGGCGATTAACCACGCCAAGCCACGATTGGGTGACTACTCATACTGGACTCGCATGGTTATCTCATACCTAATCAAAGATGAGGTTATGGACGAAACAGGCTTTGGTATTTATGCTGTCAATCCTGCTAAGCACGACCTCTACGACGCGGTAGTTGTTATTGACCTTGTTAATAACCTTGTTGATGGTATTGAGTTTGATACGTTCTGCAAGCAGTCGGTGGGTGTCTGATGAATACTTATGTAATTAGTTTTGCTCGCACAATCCACTACGGAGATGTTGAGGTGCAAGCCAACAGCATTGACGAAGCCTACGAAATGACAGCCGACTGGGGCTCAGACGACCTCACCGAAACTGGTGGGCATTGGGAAATTGAGGTTCAATAATGAGTCTATTTGATGATGTCATTGACGAGGACGTACTATCCAGCCTGTCAATCACCGAACTAACCCTACTAGCCGAAGTACTCAAAGGAGTATAACTATGCTATTAACAGCCAACTGGTCAATGACCATTGACGAAGACACCCTCATCAAGGAAATGCTCGCCACAGGCGAGTATGGCATTGGTGGCTATCCCATTAGTGAGGAGAGCATGGTGGAGTTTTTCCGCAACTGGGCTTTTGGGCTTGACCCATTAACTTACAAAGAGGAGTGGGCGCGTAATCCATTGTGCCACTACCACCTAGAACTGACCGAGAGCGAGACTGACCGCCAACTGTGGGTTCAATCTCATCTCCCCCGAGAGGAAGTGTAACTAGATGAGTACCCACCTGTCTGACTACACAATAGAACAATTAGAAGCCACGCTCTGTCAGGACTGCAAGCAAGCCAACATGGCTGAGTATGCTTGCCGTGACGAAATCAAGAGCAACATACCTATCTGTGTAGATTGCTGTCATTGTGGCGAGCACGACCAATGTGACCCCTGCGAGTACTGGGTAGAGGTGAAGCACTAATGACTAACTGGACAAATAACGAGGCTGGAGACCTGCTCCATTGTGAGCGCGTGGCGTACTGGGCGGACTGTGGCTGTGGAGACGAAATGTGCTCAAAGGCTGTCTGCTCCAAGTGCCAAGAAGAACTATTAGAAGATGACCCCGAGGGAGTAACAAGATGAGTAAGCAACACCATTTCGTAGTGCTTTACGATACCGAGTTCAAGAAGTTCTATGTAGATGATGAGACCCAATTCTTTGAGGGAACTATCTGGAACAAAGATACCGAGGAGTGGACATTCCGCACCGAGGACGAGGCTGATGAAACTTTAGACGAAACTATCTACAACACGCTACACGCTGTGCTCGCAGTATTCAACGAGTACGGCTCACTACAAGAAGAGGAAGACTAAATGATTATCTACGCAGTTGTAACTGACGAGTACGAAACAGACGGTATCCCAGCCCTGTTTCTTGAGGAACAAGAAGCAGAAGCGCACGCAGACGAGTTAAACAACTCAGACATTGAAGACACCAACTACATTGTCGTAGCGACAGAGGTTCAAGAGCCTAGCAGTCGCTGGACAGATTGCCCATAAGGAGAATTAACATGGCTAATTTCTACGGAACTACACGCTCCAACTACTTTGCAATCAAAGACCCAGAAGCTTTTGTTGCTGAGATGGCTAAGTACCCTGTTGAGGTAATTGCTGACCCTCACAGAGACGAAGAGGGTAATGAGATTGGTACGCTCTACGGCTTCATGGACTCTGATGATGATGGCGGTGGAGACATCTGGACAATCTATGATGACGACAACGAAGAGTACACCGAAGTGGACTGGGCTGATGTGTTCAACCGACACCTGCAAGATGACTGGGTAGCAGTCATTCAAAGCGTGGGCGCAGAGAAGCACCGTTACTTATCTGGGTTTGCCGTCTTGTACAACAATAAAGGAGAGACACATTCTGTGAACCTTGACAACATCTATCTGTTTGCCGACACTTTCGGTTATGGCAAGCACATCACCAAAGCACAGTACTAGGAGAGTATCCAGATGAACGCTCAATGTGACACAGGCTGTGGCAACTTCGTCCTTGATGATGGTTGCCCAGTAGCCCTTGAAAACAACGAACTCCTATGCTCGTACTGTTGTACCTGCACCCACCACGACGATTAGAGAGTATTGAGATGACTAACGACCAACTAGCAGAACTGATTACGAAACGCTTCACACCTTTCGCGTTCACTTGCGACTGTCAGGGAGACCACCCAGAATGTGTCCGAGTAAAGACCGAAGACACATGGGCGATTGCTCAGGCAGATACTGCATACCGTATTGCCCAGTACATCAGGGGCTTGTCATGATTGAGGGCGTGAGCGAGAAAGATTTAGGAGTCTGGGTATCAGCAGAGTCTCGCTCACTTACTGAACAGAACCTAGACATTATCAAGCTGGCTATCGTTGCAGGCTGGAGACAATACAGCGTGGAAGCCTACAAAGAGATGAGAGACCTGTACCTCAACGGAGAGCCCGACATGACTGCTCATGAGGAACTCTCATGGGTTCTAGACGAAGCGGTGATGTATCTTGACAGCCAAGTACCAGACGGATACTATTTCACTTTCAGCGAAGGTGACTTTATACTCACCCACGAAGACCTACCCGAGGAGAACTAATGAATACCATGAAATGCCTAGACTGTGGCAACAATACCAAGTTTATTATTGCCTACATTGACCGCACCATGACCACGTTCAATGAACATGGAGACGTTGAACATGAAGAGTCTGTTAGTTATTGGTCTTATGATGATGAGCGCATTATCTGTGGCATTGACACCTGTGGCTCTGACAACTTGAACATCTACGAGGAGAACTAATGATACAACAATGGTCACGCGAGACTGTTCTTGAATGTGATGGCTGTAATAAGCCTATGATACCTAACCTGTCCACATGGGACGAAGAGGGCTGTGGCTGGTCGTGCACCACCTACGGCTGTGGGGACTTCACAGGCTCAGAGATTGAAGCCGAAGACTTAGAAGCACTAGGCGTTCCTGCATGGGTCGCCGAGCGTATGGAAAGCCTTTCCAACGCATTACTAGAGATGGAGAACTAATCATGGCACGATACCGATTTTCATTTAGCGAAGAAGAATACGGCTTCATCTATTTTGACGCTGAGTCAAGGGAAGAAGCAGAAAGCTTACTTGATCAAATACAGAACTACGAGATTGACGTAGATGATTTGCCAAGTGGCAACAAGAAAGTCAAGAATGGTCAATGCGAATACTACGGAGTAGAGGAAGTTAAATAAGATGATTACTTATCACGGAGCATGGATAGAGATGGCGTGGAACGAAGCCCCAGACTCAACCAGAAGCGCGTATGTGTCCTTTGAGCAACCTACTGACGAGCAGTACGAAGATGATGACTTTGACATCTCTGAGTACGTCACGCCTAGTGGCAAGCATGATGACGACATCTTCTACTACTTTGATAGCCGAGAAGACATGCTCCAGCAGATGGCTGGGGACGAGTTTAAGATTGTAGCCATTGAGGGCTACCACACAACAGGAGACAACAATGAATAGCCAGTTAATTAAACTAAGCCTTTCCGAGTGGGAAGCGCAATTCAAGCCATACACTAATCATCTGGATAGCAACGCTTCATTCCAGAATGACAATGATGAGGGCATTATGTTTGAGACTTACGGCGACGAACTAGAGTTTGTTTATAGCCATGCTAATAAGTTTATTTGGACATACATTGACACCGAAGACGGTGGCACGGCTATCGTGGACGGTTATCACCTAGTCAATCGCATTGGGTATTTCCTTACCCGCGTTGCATGGGAAGACAGCATGGGCTACGAGATAGCCGTAAGTGACGGTAACAAAGGGGGAGAGAACTAATGGCACAAGGATACAAGCACGAAGAGATGACGCTTGCGGAACTATGCCAGCACATTTACGAAGCTTTTGGTGCGTACGCTGTAATTAACCTCGTAGATGACCGCAAGCGAGAGGGCTATCTGTCTGATGTTACATGGAAAGACTGTGATGGCTGTGACTACCGTAGCCCATTTGATACTGATGGCTCATGCCTAATCTGTGGCAGTTGCTCATGTCAAGGCTGCCAAGATACACGCAACGTTGCGCCAGCAGGGTACTGCGACAATGGTATAGGAGTCATGTAAATGAGTAACTCCACACCCCCGAAACTAATGAAAGTAACGCACGTTAAAGAGTACATCTGGCTGGAGCAAGAGCATTTCTTTGAGTTTTGCAGAGAGCATGGGATTACCTATGAGACTGGTAAAAGCATAGCCAAATCCCGAGTACATAAGTGGCTAGTTGAGAACGGCTATCCATTTGAAATTCACCCCGACAAGCCAGCACGAGGAGAGTAATGAGATACCTAAATGAATACTTGGGTTTGACTATCAGGCAGGAAAGAGAAAGACAAAGGCTATCTCTGCGAGATGTATGCAGTATGGCTAACGTCTCTCTGGGCTACCTGAGCGAGGTGGAGCGTGGAAAGAAAGAAGCGTCTGGCTCTGTCATTAACAGTATTGCTAGCGCATTACATGTAAGCCTAAGTGAACTACTTACTAAGACGGTTACTACAATGGAGAGAGATACAGCATGACCCGAAAATCCGTTTTAGGAACTCGTAAGTTTGGCTGGTGCACAGGGCAGGAGAACGAGCAACAACACGAAGCTTGCCCAGTCTCTTATGTAACCACTCACACCACAGCCACTCATACGGCTGGGGACATAGTTAAGTGTCAATGTCAATGTCATGGAGATAAATAATGTACTACATTCACATCAACAGCAACACTATCAAGTCCAATAAGAAGAGAGATAAAAACGACCCGCCGATAACGATCAGAAAAGGTCGTAGCAAGGTGATAGGCTATGTACACTCAGTTAAGATACTTGGGGAGTCCACAGTAAAGTACTGCCCTAATAACCCCCTACCTTGCGGTGCTAAGGTATGGATTGAAACAGACTCAGAGATAGAAATTGGAGAGAGACTATGAGCAAGATGAAATACGTGCACAATGACTACGACTACATGATAGCGGTTGAGCGTGGGCTTGGAGAGTATTTGGATATTCTTTGGTTCGCTCTGGACGAAGAAGACCATGAAGTTGAGGGCGTGGAGACAGCAGACGAAACGCTGACAGGCATTTACTTCTGTGGCTGTGACGACTGCATTAGGAGAGAGACTCTCGCCTACCTAATCCCACAGATTGTTGATGGGTTCAAAGCTGGCAAGTTTGAAGACAACGAAGAGTACGCAGGAGAGAGCGCATGAGCAAGCCAACACAAACTCACGACATGGAACGCTTTGCTCGCGAAGTTAGTGATTTGCTAATTCAATTAGAGCATGTGCTAATCAGTAAGCAGCGTGACTACGGACCTTACAACATTAGCCGTGCCCCAGGTGGTCCTCTCAACGGCTTACGCGTGCGTATCTTTGACAAGGTAAGCCGTATTAACAACTTAATTGACACGGGCGCAACGCCAGAAAATGAGTCGCTACGGGACTCGTTCCTAGACCTAGCCAACTACGGCGTTATTGCACTCATGGTGCTTGACGGCATTTGGCCGACCCTTGACACCGAGGAAGGAAAGTAATGGGAAAGCATAAGGAAAAAATCGCAAAAGCATTAGAACGCCGTATCTCTAACATGCCAAAAGGTACAGGCTATAACAAACCAGGTTCGCTCAACAAAAAGAAAACAGGTTACTAAAATGAAGTGGATTTATCTAATAACTGGTGGATTTATTGGTTTCATTATAGGTGCAACCATAGACTTTATTAAAGACTTTGACGCAGATTACGAGTTTGATGAGTATGAGTGAAGTAATAAATAAGTTTCAAGCATTATGCGATAGCTACGAATTAACTATTTATGCGCTGGACTCTCAAATAGAAAGGGTGCGTAACATACACGTCCCTAACCCTAAGTATCTTGGCACGGTCATTCCATGTGTATCTTGCAAAGAAACAATGCCTTGTCCAACTATTCAAGCAATAAACGGAGAGTAATAATGACCGATTTCCCAAACTGGTTTGATGTAACAGCAAAAGATAACTTTGAAAAGTATGTGCCTAGCGTTCCTAACCTTAAGGTGTTGCAAATTGGCGTTTATACAGGAGACGCTACCGAGTGGTTATTGAATAGCCGAGACATTAAAGCCCTTATAGACGTAGATACTTGGGGCGGTAGTGGAGAAGAAGGTCATGAGACTATTGACTTTACTGCTGTTGGGGCGCACTACGATAAGCGGTTTGCAGGTAAGTTTGATAAAGAAGGTCCAATAGAAAAACATAAGATGGATAGTGATGCGTTCTTTGAAGAAGAGCGTAGCTTTATTGGGTCAGACGCGGCTATTGAGTATGACTTTATCTACATTGACGGTGACCATACTGCTACCCAGACTGCGCTTGATGGTCTTAACGCTTTTCAGTTTTTAACTAAGGGTGGCGTTATTGCTTTTGATGACCTCACATGGCGATCAGGCAAGGGGAGATTTTACGATCCGCTTCCAGGTATTGAAGCATTCCAGCATGTATGCCATGAACAGGTGGAACTAATTGTAGCCAACTCACAAGCTTGGTTTAAGAAGAAGTAGCACATAAGTAAAGCCCCCTAGTTTTTGCTAGGGGGCTTTCTTATTGGTAGTTACTTAGGTATCTCGCAGAAGTCCGTGGAGCAGTACTTCTCACCAATAGCATCAGCAGCCATTCCAGCATACACATCTGTGAAGTCAATAGGTAGAAGCTTCATGGTGTAAGCCTCGTACTCTTCCTGTGTAATCTGTGCGTATGGCATCTGTGGATAGGTCTTGTTACCCATAGGCAAGAACGATACTGACTTTAGTTTGCCGTCATACATACGAAGTACCTTAGCCACGTCATCTTTCTCAGTCTTTGCGTTAAACGAGATAGTTACAGACACCGAGTTATCTGACCAGTAATGCTGAGCCATAGCCGCTAGGTCTACCTTTTCGTAAATACTAACATCCTTTTCAGAACGCTTGGCGTCAGACTTGATAGGGAAGAACACTACGCTAGTAGTCTTTGGAGACTCACTAGCAGGCTCAACTAGATAGCCAGCGTACTGAAATAACGGAAGCATAGGGTCATCATTACCCATACGGATTGAGCGCAAGAAGTACTCGCCACCTGGAGTCCAATGCACGCCTGGGCTTTCACCAGCAAGGATTGACACAGTACCTGACGGCTTTACCGTTGTGGTTTTGATCGACTCACGAATACATAGCCATTCCGAGTAAGTGCGGTCATAAGCAGTAACCGTGGCGTAGCCTACGTTCATCCACTCACGAAGCATAGTTAGATTGTGATTGTCCACAAAGTTAGCTACGCCTGACATTGACGTACCAATACGTCGGTTACGTTGCATGATGGCGTTAGTCTCTTCCCAATGAGTAGGTAGGAGTGTAACAGTCTTGGCATACAGATACGCAAACTTTAACGTACGCTTGTAGTCCTCTAAGCTGTCGTGACGGTTCAGGTATGTCTCCACCAAAGTACAGCATTCAAATGACTCAAGGCTTTGCTCTGCACAGGGGTTGTATCCCGCCGCTCGCCAGTCCTTGTTGTTCACTCCGTCAGCCAAACGACCGTATTGGCGTGTAACATCCATCCATAGGACTCCTGGCTCACCATTGAGGGCAATTCCCTCTACAATGCCAGATAAGTCATCCCCGACTTTTACTTCTACGGAGTTGTTGGACATCCAGCCCCAACCTGGGGCTTTCTTGTCGTATGAGTTACGCGCTGGGAATACTTCTGAGTTCTTGAGGTTCAAGAATGACTGATCGTCTAGTCGTCCCATTAGTAGTTCTGCTGAACGGCGAACGTTACCTGATACCACGCATACGCCGATAAGGTTACCAATGTCAGCGATGTCTACACGGGTTAGGTCTTCACCATCGCGGTCATTAAATAATCCGCTCAGACGGTTATGCAAGTCCTTAAGTGGAGCTGGACCAGCGGCTGTGCCACCGAATGTCTTGATAGGCGTGCCTTCTGGGCGGATTTCGCTGTAATCAAATTCAATCGGTCGGTGTTCTGGACGTAGGTAAGAGTTAATCAAATTAACTACTGAGTCTACCCAACCCTCACGGCTATCTGGGATTACCTCAACTAAAGGTTCTCCCTTTGGTTGATGAATAACAAACCCCTTGTCAGCACCCTTATCGTCAAAGCCTACGCCTACCCCGAGCATGGACGCTTCCATAAGAAATGCAAATGGCTTGGCAGGATTGTGCTTGTTCATGCTATCCGTAGATACAAACGAGCAGTTCTGTAACGCTGCCGAGTTCTTTTGCTCGGTAACAATAGGCGTACCCATGATGAATAACCCACGACCTGGTGGCGTCCACTTTAATGTGAATAATCGGTCGTAAGCTTCTTTAGCCGAAGCCTGCGCCTTATTCTCATTCCACGGCAAACGATTACCTTTACAGTGGTCTTTCTGGATTGAATACATGCCCTCAATAACACGACGGCATACTTCAGCCCATGTCTCTTTAGTGCCGTCCTCTTTCTTACGTGAATAAGTGCGCAGAAACGTAATCTCGCCTACCGAATTGCCCCCCGCATCTTGGTAACCCCAAGGTACTTTCTTACCCTCGTATGTTGATACGAAGTCATCTGCTAACTTAAATGACAGCATTATTTTCCTTTTCTATGTGTTTTTCTGGATACCGCTGTTCCACACCTTAGTGTGGGCTTCTTATATGATAAGAGTTTAGTCTTCTATGCCCTGTTGAATGATGCGAGTAACTTGCTCCTCGTCCATTCCACCATTGGGTAACTGGTTAAGATTTTGCGCCCTTTCGCCAAAAATTTGGGACAAAACACCGCCACCGTTTTTGGCTTCCACCGTCATCTTGACGTACGATGAAGTGTCTTCCAAATCCTTCATTACCTTAACCAACTTAAACAGTCTATCGACCTCTTGGCTGGTATTTGGATCGGGGTAGCCGCCGTTCAATTCTTCTGAAAACCTTGCAAATGCTATACGTTGTCCCTGCATTTCAATGATGGCAGTAAGTAACGCCGACAACTGTTCTTTGGTCTTAACTTCTACTGGCAAATTAAATGCACACGTATTCTGGGGCTTAAACGCAGGGCAATTTGAGGCTACAAAACAAGTGTCACACATGCGTAAACTGGTGCTGTTTGACCTAATAAGCGGTACGTCTTTAATAACGTCAAAACCATTTTCATCTTTCTCAATAATGGTTTTAATCTCTGCGCCAAACCCTGGCAAAATAGCCATCTCACCATGTTCGCGCTCAATAAGTTTCCGCATGCCAGTACCCTTGTTATCATGTACGGCAGGGGTGTTTTCCGCGTTAGGCGCACTAACAATATCAGCACTGTTATGATATAACTTGTCTTCTTCTTCGTAGTCGTGTTCAGGGCTTAAGAATGGGTTATTCACCATGTTAAAACGCTCCTCAAACTGGTCATACGACCATAGGGCTAGTTTAGCCACTTCCACGGGATCGTCTCCCATAATTTTATCAAAATCCAGACCAGCTTTCTCGTACACCGCTTTGTATCTGGGGCGGGCTTGGTCTTTCATCTTCTTTGGGTATCTAACTAGCTTGTTACCTGTCCATACAATGGTCTCTCCGCGCATCATTGGAGACAGCCACGACTGGGTGCTGGCTGTTGCTACATGGATTTGACGCAAGTTATCGGGCTTAGCACAGGCTAGCGCATGGAACGTAGTACCATGCTGTGTACTGAGGGCCCTAGTTTTTGCCGCCAACGATACGTCAGCCTCAATGATTGAGTAGGGGATTGCTACATCCTTGTACTGCTGGCACATGTCCACAATCTCAGCGTAGGAATGGTCGGCTCTGACAGTTGCCCAAAACTTTTCTTCCTCGGCCCATGCTGCATCTCGTTGCATACTTAGGGCTGATTTATCTAAGGCTGGATGGTCAATCTCTAAAAAGGATGTAATCCTATCCATGTTATGGGCTAGAAAATCTTCGTATTCAATAGCAAACGCCTCAACCTCTTCTAGGCTAAGCTGTGCGCTTTCTGGAATACCTGGGTGCACATAAATGTTCATGTACTCTTGAAAGTAATTGCTTAATAAGTAACGCTTATTCTTCGGTAGACCACGTTTTGTAAGGCGCCAAAAGGAAACACCAACGTTCTTGATGCCCATGCTCTCCAGAATGACACGATTACTAGGAACATCTGCCCCTAAGTAAATCAGTTCCATTGCTAATCCTCATAATCCTCTACCACATACCCGTCAGAAATTCTGCGGTCGTCTATATATAGACCCTGCTGTTTATCCATTTCTTCGGTAATTTTTTCCCAGCTTCGAACGCCCTTACGACCATCTGGTCGGAATTCTGGTCGGATGTACCTGGGATGTAGGAACAACATGGTAGTAATACCCTGCTCTAATAAGTCTTTTGCTAACTCTGGATCGCTGGTCACTACAAAATCCAACTTACCCCTGCTTCGTAAAGTCTCTACCGTAAGCAAGAGTGGGTTTTCTAATGGAGTATCCACAATTTGAAATATGTCGTCTAGACTCTTTGCTAAGTTGTTAGTCTTTAACCAAATCTCGGCGCGTTCGCGGTCGTCCGCTACCAAAATGGTGTGGTAGTTTTCGTTAAACGACTTGTAAATGGCTGAGCCATCCATAATAATTGATTGGTCGCGTTCTTTGCGGAGCACGCCATCCATAAATATTACTACTGACATGATTTACAGGTCGCCCCATTTCCTGGAGTATAAATGACGGACTCAACTAACGTATGGCATTTGTTGCAGAATACCCATATTCTGTCTTCGGGCTCTCCAAAGTACTCTCCGTAAGAGTCGCTCACTGTAGTTGTCCTAACCCTGCTCCAGCTTCGTTGTGCTGTAGCCATGCAGTATGGTGAACGGCGTCCACCCAAATGGTCTTATGGTGTTGAAGGATTGCACCTGTATGGGCAACCATAGGAATATCAAACTGCTGTAGTTTGGCACAGAACGACAGGTCTTCTGATAACCACTTGTCCCCACCAATAGGACCATCTTGGAACCAGCACCATGACTGGTTGCTCTCATCGTGGTTATCGCGAATCTTCTTTAAGGCTGATCGGTGAATAAGTAGGCACCCCGTACCAGCAGCAACTACTGGAATTACTGTATCGGCAGGGTAATCGTCAATGGGGTTTATAGCACCATCTGTGGTCTGCGTAAAGATTAGGGGTACTGGACGCAAGTTTGGCCCTTCCCACAACGCAGCAAAGTATAACCCTGCAACTACTGGACGAGCAGCCGAGTCAGCAGTGGCACACAGCAAATCAAACGTAGCAACTGAAATTCGTTCATCATCATCTAGCATTAACAACCAGTCATCTGTGGTGTTATCAAGAAAGTGTTTAATCATAATGTTGCGGCTCTTAGCCAACAATCCTAGCCCTTCAACGCAATAAAATGCGCCTACGCGAGCGCCTTTTTCGCGAATAATCTGCATAAGGCTCAAAGCAAATTCGGTGTCCACGGTGCCTGTGTGGGCCCAACCAATTGCTACGGTTTCTTTTGCTTTCATGTTTACTCCAAATGGTGTCGGTGTTGGTATTAACCTATCATACTTTTAGTGAACGCGGTATGCCCTTCGCAACAATGTTGCAGCGTCTGGTAAATCAATACCGTATGTTTCTGTGGCAAACCCAGACTTAGCTTCCGCAGACATTTCGTGCATCTTTTTCATTGCTGGGACTACGCCAGAACGCTTTCCTGATTGCCAACGGTAGTTATAAAAGTCTGCAAATCCTTGCCCTGTGGGGCTAAACGCTTGATTGCGCGATGTATGAATATCTTCAAACAGTGCCGACCCTTGCTGCACAGCGTTTGCTAATGCTGACTCTGCGTTAAGGCGCATTGCGTCATTGGCGGCCATTTTAATTTGTTCGTATGCTGTAGCATAACGCTTGACAATTTCAGTCGCTTTAACGCGGTCACGATCAATAGCGGTATCCCACTCAGGTTGGATAGGCGCTGACTCTTTGGTTGGCGGCACTACCCAAGCATCATTAGTTATTGAGTACGCTGCGTATGGCTTGATGGCTTCAATGTCTGAATTAACATTAACGTAAAACGTAAGCTCGTATGTTCCAAGAAATTCATTGGTACGGGGGTGAAGTTCGTTTCTAAAACCTTGGTTGAACTCCGAAGAAATTTCTGCGTCAGACCAGCCTTTATATTCTTGATTTGATTGGCGAAATTGAACGTAGTCTATGCTAATGAGGCAGTCTAAATCTCCTGGAGCGCGATGTGCGGACCAGTTGTACGACACGCCAGAGCCTGCTAAGTAAGCAGTTGCCCAAGCCGTGGGTTCGTTGTAACCCAGTTCCAAATGATTAATAAGAAGTGTAAGGATAGCTGTACGCACGTACGAGTTGAGCTTGCCATCAGTAAAAAGGCGAGGGTCTAAATCGTCGTCAAGTGTGTGAAAGTACGATGTATCTTCTTCAGCCAAGTTCAATGTTTCTGCGTGCTGGACTAGCTTGTCGTAAAAACTCACAGTTAATCCTTATCGGTAATGCGCAAGTTAAAAGTTTTGGCTGGCTTTGACTCTTCTGCGGGGACTTCAGTCATAAATCCGCAGCCAACGTGTGCATTAGAAAATCTATTTACTAGGATCAAGCCCATAGTTTCTTGATGCTCTTTTAATTCAACCTGAATGGCTGCAGTGCACGAGCACGTCATTTCTATAAACATATCAGGTCCCTAGGTAGTAAGTCTGGTAACCCAAGTATACTACTTATACAGCCCATGCTTCTTGTTGTACTTCTCCATAACAACCGACTTCATAGGGCAAAAATCGCATAAATAAACCTTTGGGCCAGATGCACCAGCTTTTTCAAGGCCTGCCTCCTTGCGCTCAGCGCTAGTATCAGGTTTAAGTAGCTTCTTATCAGACTTATAGTCTGGGCAGCTATCTTTGGGCCTGTTGTGGTCGCCATAGCACGTCATAGCGTCTTCAGCAAACTGATTCTTAGTAGCGTAAAAGTTGGTTTGGAAGGCATCTAGGCCTTCTGAGCCACCCTTGATTTGCTTGACAATCTCTTCCTGAATCTTTGGCACAGCCCAGTACTTAAAAGGAAACTTCATAAGTAGGCCAACATGCTCTACAGGTTTTTGGTGCTTAGATACCAAGATATTCAACAATGTATCAGTTGCTGGATCGCCGTCATAATCAGGCAATTCTTCAATAGTTTTGCAGTTACGGCAAACCAAAACGCGAATCATTGGTTCATTTTTGTCAAGTTGACTTAAGTCTGTTGCTCCGTTAAAATCCATGCCCTAATTTTACCACAGTATTGCTTAACCGTACTTACACTCACCCGTGTGGTGATCAACTGCCCAAAGCAAACCAGGAATGCTATCAATGGGATCAGTGCTGGTAGCCTTACAATGTGAGCAACGTTGAGTTACAGCCGAGCTCTTTGGTGCTTCGGCAGAAGGAGCTTTAACAATCGGAGCAACTTTACTAGATGGTGCAGAAGCAATTGATTCATTAGAATTTTTAATGTCATCTTGAACAGCTGCAACTTGAGTTTCTGATTTTTTAGCGTTTCTATTAGAAACAATACGTTGATGACGCGCGTTGGTTTCCGTAACATCTTCGGGGTGAGCTCCAAAATGTTTTACAAAATCATCAACAGAAAAACTTAAATGGCTACCATTTTTTCCTTCAATATTTACGGGAATGTCGCTGCTCATTATTTGAGCATACGTTTTTCCTACGGGAGTTGTGGAAACTATGTGCTTAGAACCTGGAGTGTTACGACGAAAATTTTTTTGAGATGGCAGCCATTGTCTAGAAGATTCCCAGCCGCGTATTCTACTAGTATCTGGCAACGCAGAGCTTTCTATAGCCATACGAGCAGGCTCGTCCTCATTAGCACGAGGTAAATGAACCAGGCCCCTAAAACGCTGTTTAGGCTGCTCTGTCATGGTTAATCGCGACCCTGCGCAAAGCATGAACGGCAAGGGGTATCCCCATGCATACGTTCAGACATTTCATCGGCTATAGCTGATCCAACATCATGTTTTTCGTAATCTGTAACATGTACAGGATTAGCACAATCATCGTTCTTACATAGCGCTGGCGAAAGGCTTGGCTGTCCTGATTTACGATAAAGACTGTGAAGCTTTTGCTTGTGCAAGGCTAAATTAGCAAGGTCTCCTTGCGCATGTGCCATCATAGCATTTTTTAAGTGCTCTTCTGCAATTGACGCTGTAGAACGCTCGTCTGGGCTCGCCAAAGGCTCAACAAAACCTTTTCCCTTAGGCATAGCGTACGCGCTAGTTCCATTACTAAATGGGGTTCCCTTATGGGGCATTCCTTCTGCAATAGCTGTAGGTACAGAGTGAACACCTCTAGGAATACCATAAGTTCCTGAAGTAGTATCTACTGTTGGGGTTGGCACGGATGCATCAGCGCCCGTACCCCAACCTGCTGGGGCTTTTCCTCGTCGTTGAGCACTGGCTTTAGGCCCAACATATGGAGTTACTTCATTTGCTTTGTCTTTAGCTTCTTGCTCTTTTGCTAATTTACGTTCTGCGGCTGTAGCTTCTAGTTGCGCTTTTACAGAATCTGTGTCTAAGTCGGCATCATAATTAGTTTGCCCATTAACTTTTGGGCGAGCATTACGGACTGCAGCAGTTGCATCGCGTTGTGCTCTGGCGGCCGCTTCACCTTCAGCAATGACCTGCTTAGTAGTCTTTTTCTTTTTATTGTCAGCCATCTTATTGTCCTTCTGGGTGGTTAGACTCATCTTGCTGGTCTGCTACCTCTGGAGCGTCGCAGCCCCTTTCGCCACACCCGCCACAGCAACTACCGCACGATGGGTAAATGCCATCGCCAGGGCCATTTGTGCCATGAGTAGCATCATTGTTACACCATGAGCAAGATGGGCGCTCGTTTTGACCAGTGCAACTTGGGCACTTAGCATCTGACCCCATCATGTGCTGGGCGTGCAAGCCTGTAGCGTGCTCAAAATCAAGCTGGTTGCGGTGGTGGTTGTCTTTGTTATGAATCTTATGTAGCTTTGGCATAATTACATTCCTGGCTGACGGCTAGTATCATCTGAACGATCTTGTGGAGCAAGAACCATGCCGTCTGCTCTACGCTTAGCGTGCTTAGCGTAGAAAGTTGGGTTTCCCATATGGGCAAGGCCTTCATGGCTAAGCATGTTGTTGTAATCATTTTCAGCAGGTCCTATTAATTCTTTGTTATAGTTACTAGCTTGTCCGTAAGCACCTGCACGATTTGCAGGGAACACCATAATTGCGCCATTATCTTTATTTATAACATTTCCGTTATCAGCACGTTTGCTACGCTTGCCGCCTACCATAGAAGGGTCACCTGCACTTAGTGTGTATGGCCTACGTGGTGAAACAACTTTTTTAGCAGGAGCTGCTTTTTTTGCAACCATAATTATTTACCTGGGTTCACTTTCTGAGGATCTTCAGAGTTAATGAAGCCATAGTTCATGTAAGGGTGCAGACCTGCGCGATTAGCGATAGTCTGCTGGTCACCCATTCCTGGGGATACAGTGGTATTTGGGCGGCGCTTACGGTACTTGCCGTCAGTTGAGCCTTCATTGAGTTCGGAGTTTGACGAACGGCGATGAGGTACGGTCATTCTGCTACCATCCTGTTCTTTAATAGATTTGATGCCTTACGATGATTACATCCTGAGCAGTATTGGTTATGCAATGCCGTATACGGGTCAAGCATAAGTCCACAAGCTAAGCATGGCTTACTACCATTGTAGTAGGTATTTTTAAGCATTTCTTGGGTAACTAAATTAACATCGTGGGAGCCGTATTCGCCCTCACCTGTTGAGTCTGTCATTAAACCTGGATCGATAGCCATTAGATGTCCTTCAAAGGGCGCTTGTTTTCAGGTTTGTAAACCTTAACTCTATTCTTTACGTACTCAACCGACGCCCGTTTTTCTTCTGGGGTATACATGTCGCTGTAATCTCTGAGGGTTTGTCTAGCATCACTAAGTAAAGCGCCAGCAGGGCTTACTGAGAACGGAATGCTGTTTTCCTCGTATGGGTGCAAAGGCTGGTGACGTTCTCCCGACATGCGAGCCTGACGACGGGCATCTCTAGAACGGTCTTTGGGTGAGTCAATAGTCATTAGAATCCTACTTTAGTTTTTGCTGGCCCCATAGGAGTAGGCTTAAGCGCAGCACCTGATCCACTAGGTGACTTAGGCTTCTTTGGCTTAACTGATGTACCGCCTTCAGGTGACCTGGGGGGTGTATCTGGACCAGGATAATTTGGACCATCACCATTAGTCTTTTTCTTGTTAGGGCTTGAGTACGGGCCCCATTGCTTGTTTGGAATCATTAGACGCCGTATCCTAACGTGTTGCGAGAACTGGACTCTGCTTGAGCCGCTGGATTTGGAGTGTCCACGCGTTCTGTAACAGGTACGTTCAAGTTTATCATGTCGTCAATGCCATATTCCTTTGTTTCATAACCAAATCTTGGCGGAAACAATTGGATCTGAGGAAGGTTTGGGCGAACAAATTCTTGAATCTGTTCACTGGTCATGTTAAATGCCTGTAATGCCTGAGTCAAATTTTGCTCTTGGTTACTGGCAAAGGGGCCAATATACGCTTGAGGTGGGTAAGCGGCCTCGGGCTTGGCAATCCACGGGCGATTGGAGTATACGCCATCTGGGGTATTAGGCATGCGCTATCTCCAACTAGGGCGCATGTTAGACAACTGAGCAACACGCTTAGCGTCTATGTTGTACGGCGAATCGCTACGTACGTTAGGTCCAGCTTTTCCGTCATTAGGTAAGTGAGGGGCTGGAACTAGCTTTTGGTTTTCGACATGACGCGGGGCTGCCCAGGCGTTTCCATCAAATTGTGCTTTTTTCTGACGCTTAATACCGCGAGCAGGATCCAAGTCAGTTGGATAGTAATAGTCAGAAGGGTCAATGCGCTCACCGCGATGTACTCCTCGTTGGTAGCCACGTTGACCGAGGCGTTGCTTCATGCTATTCAGAACTGTATCTGACGTGCTAGAAGGTCGGCCTCGGTCATCGCGACGACTTCGAATAGTGCCTAAGTAGCCATCAGGGTACTCTGCAGATGGTACACGTCCAACGCCAATACGAAGAAAGTCAAGCTCTCCACGTGCAACGGGCATACCGCCGCCACCAAAGTTGGTGTTAGTGCCATAAAGGCCACTAGCGCCTAAATTTTGGACATTCTGATGTGCTTGAGGCATGTACCCATTTTACCTCTTAGTTACTTAATTGACGACCTAAACTCGTTACCAGCATATACAGCCCAGCCATCCATAATATGAATGTTTTCAATAGTAAATGAGTTTGCGCCTTCAAATTCCCCAGACTCCTTGTACCAAACTAAACCGACACCTTGTTGCCAGTTTTCATACTGGGAAACAGGCATTTCGTTAGCACGAACCCCACCCATAACTGACGGAACTGCTCCATCAATACGGCATAGGCTACCTGGACTATAGGCAAGATTCTGTACCATGCCGTGGTAGGTATCGTGGGTCTTGTACATAAGCTCTTGGCGATGTGAGTGCCCGTAGATAACGCTCTCCATGTGGTTAGCGTTTAGGTACTTGTTTGCTGTTGATCCGTTAGAGTTAGCCTTAGTTCCATGACGAGCCACAAGGCGGTCATTAATATAGAACTTATCCGCTGGGTACCCATCTACCATAGTAATGCCCAAATCCTGAAAATTAAGCAGGTGGGAAAGGCTCATTACTAGGTCAGGGGAATTAACTTGACGCATACGGGAGGCTGCCATAGCCTGCAAGTTCATGTACTTATTAATACGGCAGTCGTGGTTGCCTTCAATAAATACAATTTCTGCTGAAGGGGCCAAAGCACGCTGGGTAGCCAAAAAATCATGGCAAGCCTTTAATGACTCGTTGATAGTGTTATAGAAAGCGTTTTCTTGAGCGTACTTGCCAAACATGGGCAAATCAAGGGTATCTCCAAGATTAACTACAAGGTCTACGCCGTACTCGTACTCAAGCATTTCCAGTATTTGCATAGCAACACTGATAGCATGCACATCGTGAAATGGATCAAGCGTCCCATCTTCGTAACGGCGAAAACCAATTTGGGCATCTGGCAAAAGTACGCCAAGTTTCCAATCATTTTTCTTTTTCTTGACTTTAGCCTTGGTTAACTTTGGTAGCACGGCGTTTCGTGCAGGAAACACCGTGTTGGATTCTGTTTGCGGTGCAGTAAGAGCTTGTGCTAATACGTCTAGAATGTCTTTGGACATGTGCAATTTCCCCTCATATGGGATTTAAAAGTAGTCAACTGAAAATTAATTTCTGATGACCTTAGGTCGCGGTACAAGCCAGAAATATTTAAATCAGGCTTTTGCAAAAGCTGAAAGAACAGCGTGTTTACTTTTTCGTCTTGCGCATCTAACCACTTGCCAACTAAACACTTGCTTTGTTTCTTAACACCTTCCAGGTGTTCTTGCAGTACATCAGCAATCATGTTCTCTCCTAAGTGTGAGCCGATATGTCAGCCTACCATAACATATGACGACACAACGACAAAACCCCGCCCAAAAATTGGACGGGGCGTTGACTAGAGAATGTTAGTTGTGGTCTGCTCCACCGATAGCAAAGTTAGGGGCAGTGCGGTTAATTACAGGATTAAGGATACGTCCGTTAGCCTGAGTGAAACCTGCTTCTGGTGCGGTGTGTGCTTCAAAACCAACTTGAAGACCATACTGAGCACCATTGCGTTCGCGTGGAGCGTACGGATGCTTTCCAATTGGCTGAATAGCTGGATCAGCATGAGCCGTGTTCTTGCGGGGCATGGCAGTGGTGTTCTTTGACAAAGCTCCAGAAAGATTCTGAGCAGTGGCGCTGTCTGGTGCTGAACCAGGCATAGGTGCGAGTGGGCGACTAGCCATTATGAAACCTCTTTAGTAAATGGGTGACTTATTAAAGTTTAAGCCGAAAAGTCTAATAAATCAGTCTGAAGTGACAGTAAATACAATTGCTGAAATGTCACCATCGTGGCTTTTAATGGTGGAAAATCCTGGGATGCATTTAAGATCTAGGCCGCGTGGAGCAGTATAGCCTCGGGCAATGGCAATAGCTTTAACAGCCTGGTTAACAGCTCCAGCGCCTACGGCACGAAGCTTGCAGGAATGGTGCTCATAAATAGCATAGGCAATAGCTGAGGCTACTGACTGGGGATTTGACCCTGCACTTACTTTTAGAATTTGGTCTTCTGGTGTTTCCGACATTGTGTACCTCATAAATGAATGAATATAACGTTTCTATAAGTATGAGGGATAAAATGCCTATTTTCCTTGTGAAAGGAGCTTTTCCATAACTTCTTTTTCATACTCAAATTCGGGCTTATTTTGAGCAATCTTAGCTAAACCATAAGAATCGGCAGCATTGTCATCTAAAAGTTCTACGCCCCACTTTTTATATACGGCTAGCATCATCTGGCTTTTACTAACCGCATTACCTTTCCCAGCAACGTACTTTTTAAGACTGGTGGGGGCTACTATCAAAGGGTGTTTAGCTTCTGGGTAATACACGCTAAACATATCCCATAAAGTAAGTTTTACTACTGCTCCTAGTTCACCAGCCATGTTAGCCATCTGGCTACCGAATGCATAACCTTCCATAGCAACAGTTCCTACTAAAAGAGGTTCCAAAAAGTCAACCATAACTTTACGGGCATGTACTAGGCGCTCAACGCCGTTGCCTTCTAATTTCCAAACCTCAGTGTAATAATTATTTTTGTCATCTATTGCCGTCATAGCAAATCCGCTGTAAGACTGGTCAATACCAATGGCTACTGCGCCTCGGAGATTTGGAACCCCAAAAATTTTCTTATTAGCCACTACTGCTCGCCGTCTAAAAACAAAATAGTTGTGCAAGGATACTGAGCAGTACCTAACCCTTTAGTAACAGATGCAACTAGCAAACTGCAAGCCATACAATGACGGCCATCTGTAGTTGGGTGATGCAAGTCACGTACACGCTGGATAGATTCACGTAATGCGTTTACCTGTAGCCACAATTCGTTAGTAGGCTCAATAGTTATGTTTTGTTTTACTTTATTTCCAACTTCAAGTTCCATTATTTCTCACCACTTAATGCTGAGGCGTAGCCTTCGTGCCAAGCTTTGCTACACCAACGGCATAACCCATCAATTAATTCAATTGGTACGGTACCTTCTGGTTGATTTTTAATAGCCGAACAAAGTGAGCACAGGTCTTTATGATAACTCATGTCGTAAACTTATTCACTCGGCTAAAATTACCTGACGTACGGCGAGTAATTTCACGGCTAATAAAATCGCAGTCAGATTTAATGTTGGTATACATCATCTCCATGCCCTTGCGGTAATCATAAGCAAATGCCTGAGCATCTGCTAGTTTTTCAATGGTGGGGTCAGTGGAAATTTTGGCCTTAATAGCCGAAACCGTCATTTTAGTTCCAGTAAACTCTTCCATAGCCAAAGCCTCAGCCATATCTAAACGCTTCTTGGCATTAGACTCATCAATCTGAGAGCATGTTACTTGGGCCAGGATAAACTGTAAGTAAGCATTGTACTCTTGATACAAACGCATGACGTTTAAGTCATCAAGATCAGTAATGTCATGAGGCATCATTGGGCTTGAGTTTTCAAACTCAGACGACAACGTAAATCCCTGAGCACGAATGGTGTCAATAGTCTTCTGGCTTTCCTCAGCCCGTAGTTTAATCGACATTGTGAACCTCACATTTATAGCATGAACCAAATGGATTGATATTACAAGTAGGCGGTACCTGGTCTTTAACTGCCTGCATAATCATAGAGGCTGAGTCAAACAATTCGGTGACACCGAAGTCACTCTTGCTAACCACAAACTCTTTACGCTTTTGATCTACCTTAGACTCGTATACAAATACAGCTTCTTTAGGGAAGTTAGTAGGGTCCATAATCTCCAGCAACTTCATGTAAACCTGCGCCTGCATGAGGTGAGAATAAAATGGATTTTTTAACTCTGACCAGTACTTCTTAAAATCGTTGCCTGAATCAATCCAACCAGTAGGGTCTTCCCAGCGAAATGTTCCTTCACCAACAGATTTAATCTCAAGCAATAGGTCTTCGCCTAAACCAACAATCCAGCCGTCAGCATGACCTGAAATGCCATGAGCAAGGCTAGACACAGGAACTTCCCTGTACTTTAACTTTTCATTTCCACAAGCCTCGCACTGTGTAGGGCTCAAAGCCCAAAACGTATGGCTCTCATCCTTTTGGCACTGCCATAAACCGTACAGGTTACCCATGCCCCAGAACCATGTCTGGTAACGGTCATGAATACGATGGCCTTCTTCAAACACCAGCATTTGGTCAATGCTTGCTTTGAATTTGCTTGGGGCAGGCTTAGCACCCTGCAGAGTATAGTACTCAGCACGATGGCACCAATCAGATTTAATCATTGCTGATGGATGAATAACGTTAGTGGCTCGGTCACCGTTCATAGGCTGAGCCAATACAAAACGCTCTAGTGAAGTAAGCACACGAGTTTCGCGCTTACCTGCGTCTACCAATTTCTTAAGCGTTCCAGCGGGGCGGGTTTTCTGGGTTTTCGTGGGGCCTGTGCCAGTCATTTGTTTCTCCCTTTTTATTGTAACTATCTAATGGCTTGCAAGTATGCCAATCTTTATGCGCTACACGCTTATAGCATTTAGGGCATTGAATCATTGGCCTAGGATTGGTAGGCATATCCCCACCAGGTTTCTTTACAGGTACTGTATCACAACTATGTGTTGCTGTGCGCCACCAGACTTTACAGTCGGGACATCTAAAAGGTGAGTATTCCATTCAATTCTCCTCAAGCCATTGCTCTAACGTTTTACCATTTCGAATAGCTTTACGGACTAAAGCGTTACGCTCTCGTCTGCTAAGCCCTCCCCAAATTCCGTACTCTTCATCCCTACCATGCGCGTAAAGTAAACAGTCTTTCTTTACTGGACACGGTGGTCGGCCATCTTTGCCTAAGCATACTGCCTTAGACTGATCAGCAATCACAGTATACAAGTTTTTATCACGGGGTGGATACCAGTTATTAGTATCCATACCAATGCACTTGGCATCTGCTCGCCAGTTTTCTACATCTAGTGGGTCTCGCACGTACACTCCTGGAGCTTTTGGCGAAGCTCCAGAAAATCATTTTCATCTAACATGACATAGTTCTCACCGTTAAGATGAAAACCAAGGACAGGCATTCGGCCATCAAGGATGGCTTCTTTGACAATTTTTTCTAGAACTGCCGCTTTGACAGTTACTTGTTGTTTACCCGTCCACTTATGTTCCACTAGCAAGTCAGCACTTCGGACATCGCCTTTGCGACTCCAAAATGCTCCAGAAGCAGCAACGGTGCTGCCTCCAATAGCCTTGGCTAATCTATTTTCGTGCTTCTTAGACTGAATTTGGCCTTCAGACCGCATCAGACACCTCAGATACAATTCCAGAGTCAGCGCGTACAACCGTACGAACATCTTTCTCTAGTGATTCCTTGAGGTCTACCTCTTCTCTAATAGATTTTACCACAGCATCGGCACCTTGCCATTTACGGTCACCGTAGCTATAGTAAGCACCTGCTCGCGTAATCAATTTGTAAATAATCCCGAGCGCAACAATCTCTTTAGCAAAATCGTACTCACCAGCATTACAAGCATCCGCGTTATCAAAATAGAAATCTACATAAGCAACCTGGGAAGGTGGGGCCGACTTATTCTTAAGCGTACGAATCTTAATTGTCTGTCCTACCTTGTGCTTTTCCTGACCAGTGCCTTCTTCAAGCCATTCATCACGCTTAACCTCAATGCGGGTAAAGAAAGCGTAGTTCTTAGCCTCTCCACCTGGGGTGGTACGAGGGTCACCATACATAACGCCAATCTTCATTCGGTACTGGTTGATAAGCAGACCGATGAATGGTCGTTCGTCTTCTACTAAAGATCGGCGAGCAGCGTGACCCATCTTGCGAAAGAACTTACCCGTAAGTAAAGCCCCACGACCGACTGTAGCTTCGTCCATGTTTTTCTCGTCTTCAGTGATAGGTACGAGGGCAGGCAGTGAGTCAATGACTACGCAGTCAACGGACTTACTTTCTACAAGCGCAAGCACGGACTCGTAAGCTTCTTCCATGATGTTAGTAGCAACTACATACACCCGTGAGACATCAACGCCACACATCTCTGCGTACTGTGGTACCCAAGTCTCAGCGGCTACCCACACTGTGGTGAACTCTGGGTCACGGGCCTGATTAGCGGCAACAGTCTTAAGGGCTACTGCTGTCTTACCGTTTGATGCTTCTCCTACAATTTCGTGCCACTGGTTAACTGGGAAACCTCCACCCAAAACAACGTCAAGAGCAAGGGAGCCTGTAGTCATGCGAACTATTGATTCATCTTTGATGTGTGAACCTAGAACAATCATGTCCGAGCCGAACTTCTTATTTAACTGGGCTACTACTTTAGCGAGATCTGCGTCCATTATATGTGACCTATGATTCCTTGTGGGTTGAAGTTATTGGCTGTAGTGGATTGACGCGCTGGCATGGTGGGGCCGTTGGCGGAGTTGCCTACACCAGACACACCGCTACCTGCCTGAACTACTGGGTATCCACAGTCATAGCAACGAGCCTTAGCTTCTGGCGTCACTTGACCATAGTTACCACTACCGCATCCTGGACAGCGAGATGCCACTTGTGCGCTAGCAGGCAGGCGTGCAGGCTGTCCCTGCGGCATAGGTTGCTGAGGCACAGGATTGTATGGGAGATTGGGCATAGGAGAGGCTGGGGCGGGAGGAGCAGGAGATGGTACACCTGGCCCTAACTTACCTGCAAACCAATTATTACTCATGCCATCGCCTCCATATGAAATGTTCCTGGGTCAACTACTATACCAAGTTTTAAAGCAGCCGAGAATGCTGGAACAAGAACTGATACTGCAATACTAGTGTATAGGTCAGACATTACTTCTCGTTCTTCATCTTTATCTAAACCACTGCTCTCAACTCCAAGAGCACTTAAGAAATCTGTGAACGTCTCAGTCAAAGTTTGACCTGCAATATCAGACATTAAGGCTAAGAAATCTACGTATGGGTCAAGGGCGCTTAATCGTTCTTGACTTTCTCTAAGCTCCATCTCTTCGCCCTCTTCACTAATCGGTAAAAAGCCCAGAGACTGTGCATGCTTATTAGGGTTAGGTACGGCACTATCATAAAGATACCAACGAAGCAAAGTGCTAGTAGGTACATCAGTCGTTTCCAAAACATATTCTGGGTCATCCTTTTTCCAAAACATCCAACTCATTTAGCTTCACCCCATCGGTTTACTGTAGTAATATCTGCAATCAAAGGTACATCTAAAAGTTGGATGCCCTCCATAGCCTCTTTAATAGCTTCCATGGTCTCTTCAACTTTCCCTTCAGGAGTTAATGTCACAAGTTCATCGTGAACAGTTAGTAGTATACGCGCTTCTTTTGGAATCATAGCATCTGCGCGAATCATTGCCAACTTGATAATGTCAGCGGCTGAACCTTGAATACGGGTGTTAAATGCCTGACGTTCTGCACTAGACCTAAAGCTTTGATCTTTAGAGTTCAAGTCAGGCAAGAACCGCTTCCGTCCCAGAATAGTAGTAACATGTGGAACTGCCTGCTTACGAGCCAACGCCAACAACTTTATTCTATACGAAGATACGGACGAGAACTGTGAGCCAAAACTGTCTAGCAAGTCACGAGCCTCGGAGACCGTACAACCAATCTGGCTAGCAATCTTAGCTGGCCCTACCCCGTACGCCATAGCAAGTACAAGCACCTTACCAGCCTTACGGTCTACTCCCATAGTGTTGCCTACAGTTGTGTAGATGTCTCCACCGTCAAGATAGTTCTTCATCATGATGGGGTCTTTAGCCATAGATGCGATGACGCGAGGTTCAATCTGAGAGTAGTCTGCAACAACCAACTTGTAACCATCGGGCGCGTAGAAGAGGTTTCGGATAGCCTTACCATGCGGCGTGTGAGGGGCGGGGACATTTTGAAGGTTAGGGTTGCGACTGCTGAAACGCCCAGTCTCAGCACCATGTTGCACAAAGTCACAATGAATCCGTCCGTTGATAAGAAGGCTTTCTTTTTGCTCACGCTTTTCTTTACCACCAGTAGTCCTGACAACTTCGCCTCCAAGGTATGGTACTACGTAAGTAGTACTCAGTTTATTAAGGTCAGAGTATTTAAGTAGAGCCTCTACCAATGGGTCTTTATCTCGGTATAGTTCCAAAGCCTCGGCAGATACAGAGTAATCAGAGAACTGCAAGTCATCAGAGTCTTTCTTCTGCCCAGCAGTGGTAAGGATCTTTGGCTTAAGCCCACGACCACCTTGGTCCTTGCCTGAGTACAATAAAAACTGCTTCTCCTGGTTGGAGTTAATGTTAAAGACACGACCAGCAATACGGAAGATGTCTGAACGAGCAACCTCAATATCTTCACGAAGTTGAGCATCAAGAGCGGTTAGCGCCTCTACGTCAATGGGCGCACCTGTTAGCTTTATTGTGCACAACACAGCAAGGACGTCCATCTCTAAGTCCATTACCTGGTTGAAGCCACCATCTTCAATCTTTTTTCTAAGAGCTTTCCATAGCAGGAATGTGTACTTAGCATCAAGGTAAGCATACTTAGCCACCTCATCAAATGAGTAAACTTCTACTTCCTTGCCTACGCCTTTGACCATCTCGTATCCAAACTCACGCTTAAGGCAATCTCCCAAGCCACAACGGTTCTTGTTTCTGTTGTCACTTAGGAATGAAGCAATCATGGTATCAAAGTATGGGCCTACAGGAACCTGCCCACCGTAGTACTTAGCAACAGATGTCAAGTCAAAGATAAGGTTATGACCAACAGTCAGTACGTCCTTGCTAAACATAAGAGGACGAATTGTCTCAAATACTTCTGCAGGGTATAGCTGTTTAGGTGGTGCGCCAAAAGTTTTAGTAGCTTTTTTCTTATCGCGTGAGTAATCACTGGGGCGAGCAGTAAGCCCAGCCTCTACGCGCTTTTCGCCTTGACCAGTTAGCGGGAATCGCTCTTCAATAAAAGCACCATTAGGATGACCCATAGGGATAACATCACAACGGCCGTGCGTTGCGAAAGTAATCCATAAAACTTCATTAATAGGCGTAAGCCCACGGTTATCTCCTACAGTTTCTACGTCAAATGCAAAAGCATCTTGCGTTAAATAAAATTCAACCATCTCATTTAACTGAGACATGCTTGTAATAATGTTCATTGCTGGCTCCCTAAAGCCACTAGCCACAGGCAAAGGGGGACCTGTGGCTAGTGGCAGCCTATGTGTTGTTAGAGAAGATCGTTTGCAATCTCGGTCAGTTGAGCATGTGTATGCTCATGAATATCTGTACGAGTGTATGGAACCATGGTCTCAAGAAGAGATTCAACTTCGGAGATATGCATACCGTAGTCCTCTTCAAGGTCGCGTGCCTTAAGTGGCATTAGGTTGTAGACCGTGGTCTGCTTAACTCCACTACGGCTCAGTGACCAGAAGTACTTGTTGAGCGGTCCCTGAGGCGAAGCGTTTGCTGAAGCAAGCGCACGGAACAAACGAGGTGTGGCTGTGAGGATCTGGCGCTTAGGGCCACCCTCTGCGCTGAAGTTCACAATAGTGAACGAGCGCTTATCTTCAGCCTTGTGACCAAGAAGCGTGCAAAGAGGGCAGTCCTTGCTGTTCTTTGGGTCTAGGCAAACGTATGAACGCTTGCCTTCAGTCTTCTGGGTTAGGAAATGCATCTTGTAAGCTGCAAATGGTCCGTCGCCCAGAAACTTGATAAGTTGTGGTGCTTCGCTCTGTCGGAATTCAGTTGGAAACTCCGAAGTTGGTGCAGTTAGCTTTTCAGCGTCTTCCCAGCCTGAGCCAATAGCGTTGGTGCTTGATGTTGTCTGCTCGGGACGAGCATCCAAATCAAAATCCTCACCGAATGAGGTTGCGGATGTGTACTTTTCTTCTGTTGGTTTGACGCTCACGTCATTATCCTTTGTTCGATTAATGTGTTTAGTGTTATCAGTTGTTTTCAATGCGTAAGTTTCCCCACGCGGTAGAAAGTTCTTGTGGAACATTCTTATAGCTAGACCACTCTATCCTAACGGAGTCAAGTAACCCATGTGCTGCAAATATTTCTACAGCGGTGGTAATCATATCACGAGTATATAACCACCTGCCTTTTCTGGTGTCACCGTTTTTATCTATGACATCAGGAAGTCTATACGTTGACACTGGCATATAACCATTTGCAATCCATGTGCGGACTGTAATGATCGGTCTACCAAGTGCTTCAGCTAGTGCTCCCAATGTAAAGAACTCAACGTCCTTACCATTCAAAGGCTTAATGTAAGGCCGAGAGTCCCAAGACTTTTCTTGAATGTCTTTGGCACGCTCTACCTTAACATACTCTTTGCGTTTTCGTTTACTACCTGGGTAGTATACATCAACCGCAGAGAACATTTCGTCAATGAGGTCATCCATGCTTAACTCTTCGACATCACTAACGCCCAGGTTATCTTAGCAGGAAACATCTTGTCAATGTCTTCCTCGGTGATAAGATTTTCCCAGTAGGCAGACATGATTTCATCTTCGTTAAGCACGGGTACCATTTCAATGCACCGTTCGTGCAGACCTTTGGCTTTGAGGATTTCTTCAGCAACTTCAATATCAAGAGACTTAGATACTTTACGCTGCTGCATGACTTCGCGTACGCCGCTAACTTCATCGTTAAGTTCTACTACAAGGTGACCCTTGTCGCTCTCTACGCCAAGATCAGCAACACCCTCACGGATGTTCTTTTTAATCTCGGACTGGATTGCAGTAAGATCGCTAATACGCTCACTAAGTACTGCATTCTGCCTAACGTAATCAAGGATTTCTGGCAAGTCCACGCGGTTACTCCTTTTATGCTAGATGTTACTTTACCACAAATTATTGAGAAGCTCGTGCATTTTTTAAGTATTGTAAAAGGGCATCAATAATGATGCTAGTGACGGTGACTCCGTCAATACGGGCCTGTTCTTGAACGGCCTGCCACAATTCGTCATCTACCCGTAGGGTGCGAGTTGGGGTCTTAGGTGCATTAGGCATACTTATATTATACCTGCCCGTACTGACAAATATAGGGTAAAGCTCCCGCTAGTGGATTCGAACCAATAACCCCAGAGTTAACAGCTCTGTGCTCTGCCGTTGAGCTAAGCGGGATTGAGTGGAGTAGCAGAGAATCGAACTCTGGTCCTAGTAATTTCCGCGTGCGGTTTTAATACTAGTCGAAACCTTCCTACCCCGTGCTGGACCTTGGAATCGAACCAAGCGTGCTTTCGCGACAGATTTACAGTCCGTTGCCCCACCTTGGGGCCTGCACAGCTTACGAGCCTCAAGCAGGAATCGAACCCGCGACATCAATATTACAAGTATTGCACTCTGCCAACTGAGTTATTGAGGCACAGCTTTTAGCTAACAGCACGTTGTTTAAGTTTAGCAGATTCTCTGTATTGATGTTTTCTGGCTTTCATATACTCAGCTTTTTTAGCCTTGCATGGAGCACATGGGCAATTACGTTTACCTGAGTTTCCTCCGCCGTGCTCTACTGATTCAAGATCCCCTTCTGCGTAACTTTTTTTAATGTGGCACTCTTTACAGAGCACTTGACATTTAGCAAGCTCTGCTTGAACTTTAGCTTCACTGCCACCCCCAATAATTTTTCCTATTTCATAGGTTTTATTATTGGCATCAATGTGATCTAATTCAAGACTTTCAATCGATCCACAATGAGCACACTGACTACCCAAAGCTTTAATGGCTGCGTCTCTACGTTTTTTATAGCGAAGCCTTTGGTATTCCTTCATATAATTGTTATAACAAGTACGACATTTACCCGAATTGATTGCGGGCTCTGTTGTGCAGAGGGAGCATATTTTCATGCCCACACCTTAGCATAACTATTCCTGGTCGCGCAAACCGATGGTAATGAGCCACATGACTAGTGTAAATAGGATAGCTGCACCTACTACGGTTTTAGCACTACCATCAAGAACACACCAAGCAATGAACATACCTAATAGTGTCCATAGCTGATTTAAGGTTTCAATAAAGGCATTAGCAAACCATTTAAGAAGACTCATGGTTTACCCCTCTAACGTTAGATGTTACTGATGATGTGGTTGGAGCCCTGCGAACCAAAGTAACCGCCGAAGTTCCAGCAATAATCTGAGTAACAACAACAGATGGAATGATAGCCCGCTGTGATTGCTTACGCTGAGCAGGTGTCATATCTGCACCGATATTCATGATGGCTGTAGCGAATTGTCCTGGCCTAGAAAAAAGAGCGTTAATTAAGTCCGAAGGGCTATTAAATAATTGAAGTGCTTGGGCCACTGTGACTGTAAGCTCAACTCCATTAGACAAAACCATAACTGCATCTACGTTGTTTAAGTTAGGATCTGAGGCTTGGCATACATCTGTGGCATTATCAAGATCTTCAGTATGCCCATCCCAGAATAAGTTATATCGCTGAGTTGCCGTCCAGCTAACTTCAGAATTATCTATAGGGCTATTACCTGTACAAGGAACTTGTCTGGTCTCCACTGTAGGTGCGGGTATAGGGAATGTTGGAATAGCAGCAATACATGCAGCAGCTACCGTGTCAATGTCAACCGTATGGTTATCCCAGTATAAGTAGTAATGCTGATCAGCCGTACCATCTACTTGAGCCTGAGTGTACGGATTAGTCCAAGTGCATTGAACAGTACGAGTCTGAATGGTTGGGGCTGGTTCTGGGGAACACGTCTGATCTACGGGAATTACTGAGTTGTCCCAGCAAGTGTGGGTCTCTACAGGGCGGCCACCATTGACAGCAAACGTGCTGCTAATGGGAACAATAGCTTGACCTGATTGGAAACGAATACCACGACGTAGTGTGTTTGGAAGCGGTCCTGAAGAAGTTACTTCTCCATCCCATCCGCCATTAGCATAGCGGGTTACATGAAGTTCAATGTAAGTTAAAGTACCCGAGTCACTTGGGTATGGTCGAACAGCCCACTGAACGCAGAGCGTATTGGCTGTGGTTCCGTAACGTAAGTAAGCACCAGTACCCCAAGTTACCCAGTCATTACCTGCAACAGAAATGCTAGGAGTCTGCGGGTAATCCCAGTAAGTACCATCAGAGATCCCAAATGACAATAGACCATTAATGCTGGCGTAAACATTGGTGTAGCTAGTATTGCCAAGATTAAGGTTAAATGGTAGATGCATCTGAAAAGATGAATCGTCTCCTGCTGGGAATGTGGTGCTATCACATACAAAAGTAGAGGTGTTTGCTTGAGCAGGTGTTACTAATGGTGCAAACCCAATTAAAGCAAAAACGCTTAGGGAAGCAAAAATTTTAAAAAGTTTCAATGCTAATTCTCTTCCTAGACTCAATATTAATTCTACAAGACTTAAGGCGGATAATCAGGGCTTAGGAATACGAAAAGCCCCCTACCTATGAGGCAAGGGGCTTTAAGTTCATCGGTCTAGGATGTAATTTTATTATACACCTTTTACCGAATCGGAGTGTTATTTCGTCTAGTACCAGTGATGGCTTTTCCAAAAGCCCCACGCTTGACAAGGGCTGCCATAGCGATTCTTAACGTATTTTAAACCCCAAGCAATTTGAGTATGGGGATTAGTTTTCCAGTCTTTACCCGCGCTTGCCATTTTACTCCCTGGCAATGCTTGTGGGATGCCGTGGGCACCCGAAGGATTATGCGCGTTTACGCGCCATCCACTTTCTTTATTCCATAAGGTAACAAGACAAGAATATTCTTGTCCGCACCAGCCGTACTGTGTAGCCATGTAATACTGAGCGGCTGCTCTGTTGTAGTTTGGCGTGGCGTACGGTAACCGTAGTCCTGCCCGAGATGCCGTTGTAGCGGAATCTTGACAGGATGTTATATGGGTCTTTGCTTGACTCTGGGCAATGGGTAGCGATACGAGCAAGCTCGCAAGAAGCGCCACTGCGGGAGTCAGGCGTAGTAACTTGCCTAACATGAACTTCTAGCCTAGCAGACGTCTATCGGCGTGTCTAAACTGAAGTGTTAGCGACAAATGCCCTAAGAGAACCAAGAGTCAAGTCCACTCCACCCTTGTCATCAATGCCTTCGCCATCCATAACTGCATTGGCTACTGAGTTTTTTTGTTGCAAAGCGTCGTGTTGCCGTACTTCAATAGACCCATTAACTAAAAAATCTTGAATAACAATGGTTGCCCAAGTTGAAGACGCTCGTTTAATTCTTCCGTTTCTTTGAGTAGCCAACCCACTAGACCACGGTAAGTCATAGTTTATAAGTAAGTTAGCAGCAGGGAGATCAACACCATAACCCCCAGCATCGCTGCTAACCAAAACTCTGATGTCTGGGTTAGTGTTAAAAGAAATTTTGTTATCTTCTTTTGTTTTAGCATCTATACGTCCTGTGTATATAAGAGTTCGGTCAGCGCCGAGTCTTTCTTGGATAATGCTTACCATGTCAACGTAAGTAGCAAAAATAACTACCTTGTTGTCAGGCCTTTGATCAAGAAAATCTGTAACGTATTCAATAAGCATGTTAAGTTTAGGGGACGATGTGACGCCGTCCAGTATTCCTGAGTCTACCAAGTCATATGCATATTGTGAACCATCAGGGCCAAGATCGGCAAACTTTTCCGCACTGGTACGGATAAGATCGGGGTGGGAACACAACATTTTAAGCGCCCCTACTTTAGACATAATAGCTCCGCGCAGTTCGTCAGCCTGTCCGCCGCGTTGATTTTCAAACCCATAGTGAGCAAGCATATTAAATGAAGAGCCAAACAGAGCCTGTGCGTTATCCAAATCATAAAGCAAGTCGTTAACAATTTTGCTGTATACCTTGGCAGCTTTTCTATCAAAATGAACAAGAAAAGGATCTTTATGAATAGAGTCAGGAAGGTAAGGAGCTACGTCAGCGTCTTTCTGCGACTTGCGGACAGACGCCTCTTTCATCTTGGTGTGTAGTACAGGCAGATTTCGGTAGCGCTCTACACCACCCCAGGTGTTTCGTACAATAAAAGTCTGGTCAAAGATATCAAAACGACCAAGAACGCTTTGGTCTACAAACTGCATAATGGAGTACAACTCTTCAGGCTTACCGTTTTCAATCGGCGTACCTGTAAGAGCAAACTTGATAGGAGCATTGGCTAATTTTTTAACTTGCTTTGAACGTTTAGACTTAAACGACTTGATGGCTGTAGCTTCGTCTAACACCACAAAAGATCTTGGTAACTTTTTGACTATGTCCCAGTCGTTAACTACCTGTTCGTAGTTCATGATGATGTAGTCAACGCCAGACATCTCCCAGTCCATAGCCTCAGCGTATTGAGCATGTCGTTGCTTAGGAGTTCCATCAATAACGATAGCTTTAGAGGTTCCCCCCGTAAATTTTTCTATGGAGTTAGACCATTGATATTTTAAACTTGATAGGCAAACAACTAAACCTGGCCCAGCAATCTTGTCTTCTTGCTGTAGTCGCTCTATTGCAGCAATGGTGAGGACCGTCTTACCTAAACCTAAGTCATATGCAACGAGCATCTTCTGCTGTTCGCACATTCGATCTACGGCCTCTACTTGGTAGGGCAGAAGTGTACCTGTAAACATAAGTTTACTCTAGCACACAAAAAGCCCAGGCATAAAGCCTGGGCTGATTGCAGTAAAGGTTAAACCTTGAATAGAAAATCTGGGTTAAGATGACCATCCCAAGCCCAGTTAGCGGTCTTTTGAACTTCAAAGTGAAGGTGCTCACCAAAGACGTTGCCATCTTCTGGGTGCCCAGCGCGGCCGCCAGATTCACCAATGTGCTGACCCTTCTTAACGTGGTCACCGACTTTAACAAGAGCCTGCATTAAGTGTGCGTATACAGCCCAATACTTCTTACCAGCAACGTCATGCTCAACGATAAGCGAGTGTGTCCCAAAAGCAGCACCCCAAGTGCCAACTCCTACAACCTTACCGTCAGCAACTGCAAGTACATCTGTACCAGCTTTGCATGGAAAGTCACAGCCTTTATGGACTCCGTGGGACCAAGCGTCCCCCTTTTCGCCATAGGGCGTTCCGATTTTTCCGCCTGCGATTGGTAATGCCATTGTGTCTCCTAGTGGTTATCAAAATAAAAAAGAATTGCTATGCCAGACATACAAGAAGCAAAAAACATAATATTAAAAAGAGTCATGCTGATGCCCCTAAGCCATAGCGAATTGAATGTACAGCTGATTCTACACCATAAATGACTTCGGCTTTGCTCATTCCACCTATGTCTTTAGCATCAGTATGGCTGTAGTTAAAGAACCGTGCTTCCATTCCCAATTTGTTAATAGTATCAAGGGATTTTGCTGAGCCTGTTAATCCTGCCTGGTCATTATCTAAAGCAAATATAATACTATCGGCTTTGGCAATGTAAGCCATCTGTTCATCTGAGGTAAGGGCTCCGTAAATAGCCACTCCCCCTGAAAACCCAAGAGACTCTAGCCGAACCACATCTAGAGGAGACTCCACAACAATTATGTGACCTGACACATATTTGTCATAGCCAAACATAGCTACGCTTTTCTTTATACCTGTTGGGTAGTTCTTAAATGACCTTGTTGCGTAGCCCTTCTCCTGCCAACCCATCAACTTACCTGTGCGTAACTCTCGCTGCGGGATAATCCAGTTGTTGTTTAAAGTATCCCAAAGCAACTCATGAAAGTCAGCCGCATAAGAAGTAAGGCCACGAGACTTCAAAGCGTCTAAAGGTGGGCGAACAAAAGCCGATAACGATGCTTCGGAAATGTACTGTAAGTCTTCAAAGATCTCTGTTGGCTTTCTAATAGCGCGTTCAAACATTTCACTGAGTTCACCGCCATCGTTAAGCCATGACCTAGCCTCATCCCAGTCCTCGTATCCTTTCATGCGAGCAACTAGTGAAACAATGTTTCCCCGAAAATCGCAAGAAAAACAAATGTGTGCTCCAGTGTCATAGTTAATATACCAAGATGGGTTACGGTCTTGCTTACCTGTACGCTCTTCATGCATGGGGCAAAAGCCCTGCACCTCAAAGCCATTAACGTTAACGTGTTCGATCCCAAGAGAATCAAGCACTCGTAGCATGTCGTCTTCGGTCACAGGTCATCCTTGTCTAACTCGCGAAAGTTTCCAGTTGCCCAATCCCATAACAAAGAAGTTTCCATTGGGCTAGTGTTACGACTTGCAAGAATCTTTAACAAACGAGTATCATCTACATTCTCGTCTTCCTTTTGCAAAGCGTATGCTACGTCAGCGTCTTGTCCAAAAGATGATGAATAACCAATAGAGTCTAAGGTAACGTTACCATTCTTCATCTTCCAATTAAGAACCTGAGTAGAGATAACAATAGGAATCTGAAATTGCTGGGCAACATGCTTCAAGTTACGAGTAATGTTTGTCAAAGCAAGCGACGTATTGCGCTCCCCTGATTGCTCATCCGTCATAAGGTACACGCCATCAATAAACATAACGTCTGGCTGTAGTGATTGAATCTTGTTGGATATGCCTGAAATGGTATTAGCAGCAACGCTATCTGTAAGCCAAAACTTGTGACGCATCTGTTTCATACTACGAAGCTTTGCTTGGTAACGAGACTCTTCTTCGGCAGTCAAAGTTCCTGTGGTCAATCGATGATGAGACAAACGAGCACGCATAGCATCGTAACGATTAAGTTGTTCGTTGTTGTTCATCTCAAATGACTGGAACACGGGAACAGCACCATGCAAGTGAACGTTGTGCGCCCACTGCAAAAGCAAAGTTGACTTACCAGTTTTAGGTGGAGCAACTACAACGATCAACTGACCTGGTTGCATACCACTAGTGGCTTGGTCAATAGACGGAAAGCCTGTAGGAAGCCCACGAAGACCTCCTGGCAAAGCCTTGCGCTCAAGGTAATCGTCCCAACGCTTCTCGGCGTCAAGGGTAATATCTAAATCACTAGCTGCGGTAAGCCCGTCTTCATCCATACGAGCAATACCACGTTGAATTTTTCCAACGGCGCCCTCATGGTCTTGGCGAAGTTCTATATCAGTAATGGCTTCACGAAAAGCATTGTTAATTACGGCAACTCGGCGAGCCTCAACTACTTTGTCTAATAAATAATCAATGCTATCTGGGATAGTTTCAAACTTGTAAGTGGGAAAGTTATCAAGAATGACAGACTCGCTGGGGCACTCGTGGTACTGGGTGTAGTGGTTCTTAACAAAGTTCCACACACGCTTGTCATCATCGTTACCAAACCAAGTGTCTTTAACGCCACGCATAAACAGTGGAGATAAATCCCTATCAGCTAACGCTCGGCTTAGTAGTCGGTTTTCATAATTCATTTAGTGCTCCCTTTTAAAAATCTATACCCAAACTACCGTACATCAATTGATGGGCTGGGTCAATTACTCCGATTACTTCTGGTCGATAAGGTAATTCAGCGACTAACTTCTTTGGAGAAGCATAGTGGTTATAGTACCTGAACGGATTGGTGCCCGCTCGGTCAATGTCGTTAAACAAAAGCTCTAGTTCTTTGTCATTAAATTCAAAAGAAATAAGTTCAAGGGTAACTCCTGCATGAGTAGTGTACACATAAAACTTATTTAAAAGAAACTTGTCATACCCAACATGCACGCTCTTTACAGGAAGTATTTTATATTTCTTTTCAATTACTGGTGTTTTAATAAATAAAATGTCTGCGTTTACAAGAACACGTTTAGGCATGTCATTGCTAATATCCCCTTTGTACATAATTTAACAGACCTCAATTTCCCCAAAATTAATTATGAATTCTCGAAAAGATTCAGCGGACTCTTTGGCCCGCTCAGCGTCTTCCTCTGTACAACGAGTTGAGATCTTTAAAGGATATACCCCATCATTTCCTTTAACTCTTGCAATTACAAACCGAGTGTGTATGCAAGTACCACGACCTAGGTACCCAGGGCAGTTGCAAGAAAAAGTTTTATCTTTAGACAAGCTTACTTCAAACACGCCAAGACCTGGCGATGAGTTCTGACTTAGAAAAATCTGGACAAGCCTAGAGTCTTCCATTATTTCCTCCATCATTTGCGTAGGTCTCCTCTAATAGATTCTAGTTCAATTGTGACAAAAGCTTCATGTATAAACGAACCAGTTGCTACCCCATACTCCGATTCCCAAGACTTAACGGGCAAATTTGTAGTCACTATAGTGGGAAGTCCGTTATTAAATCTGGTACGTAAAAGGTGATGGAGCACTGTGCTATTCCAACCACTAGCGGAAGTATGCTCCTTACCAACATCGTCGATAACAAGCACGCGTACGTTATACGCATCATGGTCGCATGCTCCGTGCATACCTAAAAATAACCGCTCTTGCTCATCACTTGCTGAGTGTCCAATGATAGAACCATTCAAGTCAATTACTGAACTAAACGTGGTGAAATAGCAGGGCTTAATTAAAGAGTTTGCGTCCTCAACTGAAAAAGCTTCGGGAGCAAATGTACGAAGCATCTCTTGAATAATAGTTAAAGCAAAAGCAGTCTTACCTTGACCAGGCTTGCCTACAAGAAGTAGACCCTTACCACACGCAAGCGCACCCTCAGCACGAATGATATCTCCGCTCTCTACCTTAGACATCCAGCGCTTAACCTTGTCAAGGTCGCTAGGGGTAACATCCACGCAGTCTGCAAACTCCCAACCAAGTCTGGCTTTAGGAATACCTGCTGCTTGAACCCAAGTCTTACGGCGAACTGGTAAATCATTTATCTTTATCATTGCTCTCCTTAGACAAATTTTCAATCCAAGCCTGCATCTTTTCCAAAGTCTGTTTGGTGATACCTGCTTCACGCATCATACGCTCTTTCTCAGCTTCGTCAAGCCACGAATCCTTCATCTTACTCATACAACCACTCCTGTGACTTCTGCGCTTGAGTATCAGCAGCCTCTGCTTCAATCTCTGATCTAACCATACCTCTAGCCTTGTTGGCAAGTTCATCTGCCCTAAATAAAAATAATCGCCATACAGGGTCGGCGCTTGTGTACTTTTCAAAGTCCACTGAGTCAAAGAACAAGTCAAGCATGGCGCACTCAATCTCACCATTGGTGTCAAGCCTATTGCGCATTCCACCAATAGCTTGAATAAAGTTTGTTGATTTAATAGCCCAGGGTGGAATGTTCCAGTAAAACTCTAGCCGATAAGAAAACTCATACGCAATATCTGAACATGTCCATAGCGAGGTTGCAACTTTTGAACGGTCAGTAATCCGCCTAGTCGTAATCTCTTTCTTCTGTTGTTTAAAGCGTTCTTTGGCTTTCTTTAAATCTTCGGCACGATCGGCTACATACTCTGAAGTTGGGTTGCTATCAAAAAAGTCGTACGGCACGTCTGTCCCTTCGCTGACTTGCTCCACTTGAAATGGAAGTGTTTGGTATTCTTCTTTATCGTCTTTAGACCATATCTTACTCTCTAGCTTATTTAAGTTCTTATAGCTATCTAGCTGACTCTGCCTAAAAAGGCTGTCGGATTTTCCGACACCTACGAATTCACTCCACGGTGTTTGATTATCAGACCATGTGGCGCTCTCCGATGCTTGAATTTTAGACACCACAGGGGTCATAATGTACTCTCTGCCAAGGTCTGTAATACGACATTCAGTCTGCAGACGATTGCCGATTGAGTAAGTCTTGCGAAATAAAAACCCTGCCTGAACTAACTCATCTGTCACGCTGTCCCAGACGTGCCTACCCCCAGACTTAAAGTGATCTTTAAGCCCTTTGGAAGTAGGGTTCACGTCTGATAGCACACAGGCGTACAGAGCCCCTAGGGCTCGTGCTGATATCATTTGCCAAGTGCCTTGACAATCTCAGCGGCTAGGGTCTCGGCAAAAATGCCCGCTATGACCCGTACAGCCTCGTAGAGGGGGTCTTCGTACCCCTCTTCATCCTCATCCTCATCAAAGCCTGTTTCGGCCTCTACGTCCGTTTCTGGCCTTTTTCTAATAGAGAGCTCCTCAAGTGCTGTCAAGGTCTCCATCTCAATAAAGTCTGGGCGTTCAATCTTCGTGATTTCTCCAGCAGGTTTAATCTCTACAAGACCATTGGTCAGGTCAAGGGCAAGGTAACCATACTTAGGTAAAACTTCTAATGCCTCTAGGCAGGCTTGATCTTCGTCATTCCAGATAACAAAAGCCACAAGGTCTTGCACCTCTTCACAGGCGTGTTCAATCGGATACTTGTGCTCTTCACGGGGTATTGTTACTGGTATGCCAGTCATCTTTGCGCCTGGAACCATGTACGCCTGAACGGTTTTACCATTGTCTTGGGCGTATGTTGCTGCCCAAACCTGACCATCTGATGGGGCATCTTGAACTGTAATGAATACTTTTAACTCGGGGTTGGCATAGAAGTAATCATCCATCAAAGCTTCAACATTAGCCCTTGTGGTTTGACCACTTCCTACAACCAAAATTGCCTCGGTCATATTATCTCCTAATCGGTAGGAGACTAAGCATACACATCTTTTAGATGTCGTCAAGTTTTTGCACGTAGGCGGATACTACTAGGGATAAGAACGCTGCGGCTACTGCTATAACTATGTTGTGCCTAATAGGAAACGGCTCGTATAGTTCAACCGCAAAAGCTGTTAAAGATAAGGAAACAATGGATTTATAAATACCTAAGAACAAGTATTCAGAAAGTATTACTATAAAAAATGCTGCAAATAATGAGACCGATATAAGCTCCAACATTTTAATCCTTAAGGTCTGCCATAAATAATGTGGTATGCCCCTAGATTACCATTTTTTTGAGAAGTAGTGCAGAAAGGGTTAACAAAATCCCCAGTGCCAATGCTTAGTGGGCTTCCTGGATAAGCTGTGTAATAAAAACCAGTAGCTCCAGGAGCTGTAGATGGATTAGTATCAAAGTAGCCATCATTTATACTTGCTGGGCATTTAATGACAAATGAATTTTCCCCAACTACTTTTACAATTGGTATATCAGTTAAAGCTAAAAGAGTTTGAGTATAAGGGGTCGGAACCATTGTTGCGTACAATCCATTAATTGTTACATTATTTCCCGCAGTAAAGTTATGAGGATCTTCAGTAGTAATTAAGGCGTATTTAGATAGTGTTCCTGGGTAATAACCATAAGTATTAAAGTCATTATCTTTAGTAGTAAAGTCTAAAGCAAACCCTACTACTCGGGCAGACAAGGAATCAAAGCTAGCTTTTCTAGGCATAGTACATTCCTTCCAAAACAATTCGATCTACAATACCCGTGTTAACTACACGGTTTTGGTACAGGTGACTTCTACTCCAACCAGCTTCTTCTTCCCACATAGAGTCCCTATCTGAAAGGTAGCTATACCCATCAAAGTATCCATCAAAATAAGGGTTAATTGAACTTGATTGCTCGGCTAAAATTCCATCTACATATACGCTTGCAGAACTACTTGCTGTGCTCTCTAGTTTCATGATTGCGTAAGACGCCGTTGCTGGAGCTAGCGCATTGGCAATTCCGACATTAGTCCAGGCAGTATTACTAATGCTTGTTGCCGTACCAGTAGATGTGGATAAAAGGTTTGTATTAAAATCATACCAAGAAACTGACATGGTAAACGTCTGGTTTGCTGAACCACCATTAACTTTTAAGTATGCACTAAACGAATACGCATTTCCTGGTGTAACTGTTACAGGGACTGGTCTATTGTACGGACCAAAAGTATTATTATCAGTTCCCATTGTCATGCCAAAGCCACTAGTAGCGCCCGCAACTGACATAAGAAGACATGCTGATGTAGGTCCTACGTAACCAGTGCTAGTGTTGCGAGCAATAGTAGTAGTATACGACGATCCGACTAATCCTGAAAATCCGATAAGGGATGTGGTTGGGTACAAAGTAGGATTTGGAAATAGATTTGTTCTTGTCGGATTAATTTTTATACTAGTTGTCCGCGCATCTTCAAAGCCTACTGGAACAGAAGAAACGTATCCAGTTTCAGAAACGTATGTTTCTGCGGTGGCTTGAGTTCCGCCATTGTAAGAGAATGAGTAAACCTTAGCAGGAGTATTTTGATACACTGCCGTGATTGCTACGTTAGACGTGTTATAGGTCGACGTACTAGTTTTAACTGTGACGCTATTTCCGATAACAAAGTTATGTGGGTTTGCTGTATACAAAGTGTAATTAGAAAATGTGTATGGAGCGGTTACTCCAAATGCAGCGGTGCTTGACATGGTTACTGTTCCAGAACCTATAGCCGTAACTGTTCCACCACCAGCAGGACCACTTACAGCCATGCCTACTACAATCCCTGCTGTTGAAGTAACAGATGTAAGAACATTTGATCCAGTAGTAGCAGTTGCCGTGCTTACAATTTTTGTAAATAATCGACCAGTTACTGCAATGGGAGGAACTAATTGAGCGGCATCCACCCAGTAACCTGCGGTTGTTAGAGTTTGGATATCAAAACGTGGGCAACAGAACGCAGCAGTAGCTGGGCTTAGGTCACTAACCTGTGCCTGTGCCCAGGTGTTGTTTGTTTGAGATGCAGAGGATAAAGTTCCCACAGCAGACGTGCTAATGAATGCCCCGTTTTTATCGTACCAATCTAATTTAACAGTTGCTGTACGCTTAGTTCCAGATCCGCCATTAAAGTACATTCCAAATGCGTATGGAGTATTAGGCTCAATTGCCACTCCTGCTGTAATAGCGCTTGAGGAATCTACATTAGGAATATCAGAAAAAATTAACTGTGTTCCAGTTGGAATGCTTGACACAATATATTGAACGCCATTTTTATCTTTAAAGGCCACGCGTGAAGTTGATGAGTCAATGCTTGATACATAAAGACCTTTTGGTAGACTATTATTGGTTTGATCTACTACGTAGTCTCCAACTTTTGCTTTAAAAGGTCTAATAACTATTGCAGTGCTTGAACTAATAGATACAACTTGTGCTCGGCGTGGGCCCATAACATACGATGCCGTTACCCCAGAACCACTTTCGGTAATAACATATCCAATATTTGAAGTAGTATTGTTAGAAAATGCTAATGAAGACCCAGCTGATGTTACAGAGGTCGGCGGTTTATTGACATGAATAGTTGTGCTATTAATTACAGCAGTTACTTGCATCTGTGGCGCAGGACTTGTTCCGCTAGTCAAATTATATATTTGACTACCTAGCTGGATTTTAGATGAGTCTGTAACGTAAAGAGCAATTCCATTATTGACAACTTGAGAAAGAACTCCAAAAGTTGTGGCTGTACCAGGAACATTGTTGTTACTTATTGTCACTGTTGTAGAGGTAGTTGCAGTAATTACGCCTTGAGCATTGTAACCAGAAGGAGCCATTCCCACAGCAATTGCAGACTGACCTAAAACAAATGGGTGCCCAGATCCCACAGTGTACGTAATGGTACTAGACGTCGTTGATGCTGCAGTAATTGCCCACCCAAATTGAGCTGAGTTAGTTGTTTTAATTTCGTAAAAAGGCACACCATTACCATATGCTGGGTCGGCTGTTATATTAAAGTAAGATGATACCGACCCTTGAGGCGCAGAAACTTTTGCAAACAGTGGTGAATATAGTGTGCGTGTAAACGGGGCTGTTGTAGCCACCGATGACTGGTTATACCCAATGGTAGATGTGTAATCGGGCTGCCACCATCCAGTTGAATTGACAAAAGATGAGGTATCATAATCTGGCAAAATATTTTTAGGCTTAGCTATAGTAACCCCGTAGCCTGTGTAGGATTCAATTAGCTCAGAAAGCCCTAAAGTTGAACCATTGTTTTGATATACCCTAGATATATTTTTAAGCAGCTTGCGAGCTTGGTCAATGGTATTAACATTGCTGTAGTCTCCACCAAATTGTTGAATCCATTTTTTAAGAAATACTTCGTCTGCTGTTTTAGGGTTACTTAAATTAAGCACGCCTTTATTAAGAGCAGTGTAAGTATCAATATGAAAAGCAAGTAGACTAAGAAAAGTTTTAAGATCAGTATTTTCCTTGCCATCATTTGTTAAAGTATAAAATCTAGGAAGATGTGAAGTTAAAATATCAAGTGTTCCATTATCTGGAACAGCTAGGCAAGAAACTTGACCTATGTTTTTCCAATAAAATTTTGATAATTTTGCTGTATCAACAAGGTCCGCACTAGAAAAGGTGCTTGTGGATACCCGAGCAAATAAAGTGTAGTAATACTTTGGAGCAGCGATTACTTTATTATTTCCAGATACAGTATTTACCGCAGTTCCTACTACCCCATAGCCTGAATTAGTAGTTTGAGCAGTGGACGTTCCTGTATCAAAAATATGGTAGTTGTTAGCTACTCCCAAAGAAGTAGTTGAGGTACTAGTTGATCCTAAGTACTTACCACTAATTCTAATAATATCATTTTGAGAGTACCCAGAACCAACCGCATTAACCACTGCAGTTGATATGCTTCCACTAGAATTAGTAGTGACAGTAAAGGAAGCTCCACGACCATTGGTGGGGGTAGTGGTACTAGAAACAAAGTTAATTGAGGATGAGGTTGTGGTTACAACAGTTGTTGTGCTGACTGTATAAGCGTTTGCTTTTGAGTAAGTAAGAGTCGATCCTGTGATACCGCCATTTGAATCTACAGATGTTACAGTAATTTCAACACTATCTGTGGTAGATGTGTAAATTTGCACACCATCATTTGGATTATTTGGATAACCTGAAGTTTTTCTTACTAGTACTAAATCTGTCCAGTTCAATGCTTCTGGAACAGTTGACCAACTAATGTGATTAACAAAGTAGTTTGATGGACGTGCATCCATAACTACATCATAGTTTGGATCAACGTTAGTTAAAAACGTCACGAACTGCCGCCTGTTGTAGTGACTGTAATGTATGAAGGTTCATATACTGGAACTTCATTAGCACTAAAAGTTAGATCACGGTTACCTGCAGTCAGCCCATTGTTTCCTTGAACACTGATTGTTGTTCCTGTAGCTGTAGTAGCGGTTGCTCCACTAGATAATGTAAACACAGTAGAACTGGTGATTGAGTTAATGGTTTGACCCACCATTGATGAAGGTGAATTAATTAATGCTCCTGCGTACAAACCCGCAGTACTATTCACTGTAACAGAAGTTGCTGCAGATGCTGTTGATCCATTTGTTACTGCTGTTTGACTATAAATACCCGAAGACGCCGTAGACGCAGGTAGCTTTTCGAAGTCATTAATAGTAATGTAGTTAACGCCATTAACTGCCTTACATGTAGCAAATACGTCTCCCTCACTAATAAGGTCAGCAAACGTCACATTATCAAATGCAAACAAGCTAGCCAGCGCAGCAGTTACCTGTGCTTGAATATTAGCGGCGTTGTACTGTGGGAGTACTGCTACTGTTACATTTAAGTATGGAAATGCCTTTGTGTAAGCTACTGGGGTTACAGTCGTGCCTGGAGGAATCTTATCGGAGAACCATGACTTAATGCTTGCAAGTAACGTGGAGTCGGGAACGCCAGCATTAGCCAACGCAATGTATAAAGACACACTGCCATATGTGGAGGCTACTGCCGCAGCCTTAGCCACTGAGGCATATGTCAGTGCAAGTGCTTGATAATCAGCTAAAGATACTGCACGAGTAATTGTACGTGCTGCTAAAGGGGCATTAACTCTGATTGAATCTGTAGTCTCAATGTCAGTACCTCCACTAAATGCATTTGCATTTGTTACAGATACTGCGGCCCCAGTAAGGGCGCTTACATCGATGGCTACAATTGATGATGCAGGTACATTACCTAATGAACCTGTGGTATCTGAGTAACGGTAGCTAACTGTAATGGATGCCCCGTTTGGAGGTATGGCCCCCGAAACCCCATCGCCAAAACCTACGTAGGTAACGCCGTTACCATCCGTGTAGTTATAAAATGATTGATCGGTTGACGCGGCGTCAATAATAGATGCTACACGGTTATAAGCATAACCATTTACATATACCAAAATAAGATTGCTGGTTAAACTTCCTGGCATTACTCCAGTATTAGCAAGAGCAAACTCTTGGTTAGCAGATCCAGTAGATGTTCCAACAACTTCATTGGCTACTAATAGACCTTGAGTAACAGTAGCCGTAGTTGAAGTATTGGCTCCAACAGTGAATGCGCTATCTACAGTAAATAGCACAGGAGTAGTTCCGCTAGAGTACACTTGCGTTCCCGCAGGAATGGCTTGAGAACTTCCGTTAGCATTAGTAAAAGTTACTGTTCCTGTTGCTGGTGTTATGTCATTTGGAAAATACCCAAGAAGACTAGCTAGATTAAGAACAGTATCCCGTTGAGTAGCGGTGGACAAAAAAGCTTCATTAGCCGCACGGTCAATTTGAAAATTAAGCAAGTCACCCATGTAGGAGAACAGTTCAAGCAAAACAATGCCAAAGTCACTGGAGTCAGTAGACTTCCAGTTTGGGGCAAAGTTAGGGATGAGGGCTTTTAGGTCATCACGAATAGCCGCGTAATCACGTGAAGTATAATCAACCTGTGGCAGGTACATGTTGTCAGCCATTTAGTTTACCGCCTTAGTTTCTCCAGAGTTGGTCAAGCTATTATTATTAATTTTAACAGAATCTACGTCACCTGTGGGCAACTGGTAGTAAATACTTAGGCTAATTGCCCCAGCAGCACTATCAAATCCTGATTCAATTCGCACTAGTTTTAGCTCAGGGAGCCATGACGCAAAAGTCTGAGTAATGGCTACCTTGGCATCTTCAATAGCAGCAGTGGATGGCTCAAATAACAAACTAGTTAGATTAGCGCCATAGTCATAATACCAAACACGCTCGTTAGTTCCAGTGGAGAACACCGAAAGAACTTTATTACGCCAAAACTTTGGGTCATCATTACGGATGGTATTGACACGCCCGTTGGAAAACGCAAACGGTAAATCAATAATATAATTAACTGTAGTTGATATAATGGTCATTTAGAACGCTCCTAGCCATAGTGGGAAATTGGGGTCTCCGCCTTCAAACATTACCCAACAGCCATCTCCAGGAGTTGGGGTATAGTTCCCTACAAGGGTGGCGGTAACAATCATCGAAGCAACTGCTGGAGATGCGGGTGAAGTAGTTGCTGTTTGTGCTTCTAAAGTATTGGCCGCATCATTGCTCATCCAAACAAATTCAAGGTAATCATTTGCAGCCAAAGTAAGCACATAATTCCAAGCAGGAAGAGCATGATGATTCTGATTAGAGGTAGTTATTTCGCCATTTGACCAATCAACATTCGTGCCATTTTTACGCAACCAAAAGTTTGCTGTAGAAGTTCCATTGTTTGCCACCTGCGCAGAAAACTGGATATTGTATTCTCCTGCGTAAGTAAACTTAATTCTTGACTTGTATGTGGAATCTATCGTAATTCCATTATTTTCCGCAGTCGTGTTTAATGTAATAACTTTAGGGGTATTGGCTGCTGTTAAAGTTTGAGTAGTTGTGTCATAAAAAGACCCATATGGAGTTTTACTATGCACAGGCAAACCAATAATAGGCCAAGCCCAGTTAGTTGCTGTATTACCTAAAATTTGTGGAACTTTTAATTTAATACGGTGTTGATTGGATGGGTCATCTGTATTGGCTACCACCCCACGGTAAACCCCGTAAAAACGTTGGTCACTAGGATCCCCAATAAAAACATCGCTGTACATTAGATTGGTATCCCCTTTCCGCGCAGTCGTGTAATAACAGTAGCTGTTCTGTTTTTTACGTCGGTATCTGAATTAGTATTTTTACCTTTATCAGCAACATACGAATGAGGAACCCCTTTGGCATCTGTTGATATAGGGGCTCTGTTAGTAATCTGAGTTAAGTTAGTATTTTTGTATGTCCCAGTTCCTTTAGACAACACTGTGTTGTGCTTAACAGGTATATTGCGCTTATTGGGAGTAATCTTTCTGTATTTAATTCCTTTAGGAGATGAAAGATCTGGGGCATTAAACTTTCTAATAGCGCCTAGTGAATCAGTACCTACCTCTAGATACGTTGTGTACTGAAACACGTTAGGTGAAGTTTCAATTACTTTATGCTGTGACGAAAGCACCATCCAGTAACCAGAGTACACATCGCCAATTCCAGATAAAAACACGGGCTTATCAGGATTAAGATTAGGTGTACCTAACACTTGAATACGTGCTCGGTAAGGGAATCGGTTGCGTTCATCTGCGGCAGCGGCTTCATAGAAAGCTACTGTTTGATTAGGGCTAACTGTACTGGTAGCAAACGAATCAAAAAGTTCAGTCTCAGCAGTAACACGTGTAGTGGTTGGGCGTTTGATATTAGTGGCAATACTTGCTACACCTGTGTACGCGTCCACGCCACCAAATTGAACTGCTGACTTGTAGCCATCTGTGTACTTGTAGCTTTCGCTAAGTATTAAATTAAACGAGTAAAGTGTAGATCCTTGCGGGTCGTTAGCGTTACGCATAATAAAGTTAGGGGCAGAGTCCTTAAAAGCGTTAAAGTCAGTAGTCAGTTTTTTAAAGTGAATAGCAGTATTCTCAATACGGAATGTATATCCACACTGCTTAGCCAAACGAGAAAGCAACTGAAGGTCAGTAATTCCTGCTTGAGTAATTTGTGGGTAAACACGTGGATGCTCGTCTACCTCATAAGAAAAGTTATGCGATTTGGCAATGCGCCTAACTACTTCAGTAGCCGTAGTGTCATGGTATACCCGCTGGCGAGATTGCTTCATCTGGAAAGATGCTCCAATAATTTTGACATTGACAAACCGTTTACCTGGAGAAATTTGTGGGTTAATGTCATGCACGTAGCCATAGAACACTCGGTCAGAAATTTCACCACGAAGTGTGCACTTTACAGGATGTCCAGGTTTAACTTGAGAATACTGAACGTCCCAGTCTCTAAACTGAATGTCAATAATCTCATGAGCATAACGCTCCTGAGTAACTGTGAATGACGTGATGCGTTGAGGAGGGTTATCCGCTAGCGCAAAATCAATGGCAACATAATTAAACATGAGGTATTCTCAACACCGTGCCGTCTGCAATATGTAAAAAGTCCGTAAGCTCAGGGTTGTACTCAGCAATAGTCCACCATAAAGCCGCGCTGTGGAAGTACTGTAAAGCAATGCCTTGAAGCGTCTCTCCCTTTGTGTACCTATGAGTAACGTACTTAATGTTCTGCAAGTCATCAAACGCATACAAAGTAATTGGGTAAGACTGACCGTACTCTGTTTTGCGGAAGTAATCCACAGTAGAGTCTTCGTAACGAGATCCAGAATGAATAGGCATTACTTTGTCGCCAATCCAGCCGTAGCCATAAGATTAAATTGAATGTTTACGTCAGTAACCATAGGTATCATGCCTTTAGTAAAAGATGTGTGGTTAATGCTCAGGCTATTTACATAGCCAATATAACTTAATGGGCCTAAGTCAATACGCAAAAGTGTAGGGCTCAAGAAGCCGATGTCTGAACTAGCTCGACCCGTTGCCTGATTAACCCAGCCTGGTCCATTGATAGCCTTGTACAAGTACTCAATATCAGCAATAGTTCCTAGCTTTTGAAGCTCTTTAATTTTATCTTCAAACGTTCCAGAAAATCCTTTATCAAAACTATACGCAGGGTTGTAGAACTCTGATTTGGCATACAACTTTGCGTAAGTGTCATAGCCTTCTCCAGGTTTTGCTGAAAGAGGCATCGAATGAATGCACGCAAAATCGTTAGTGCGGTCAAGGCGAACGCTGAAAGACAGGTACTCACCGCTAGGGAAAGCCCCTGCTACGCCTACAAACTTGTCAGCAAAAGAAGGAGTTATCTCCATGTTCATAGCAACACTAGTTTGAATTGACTGCGGGTTCCATAGGAACTGAAATCCGTAACGGGGGTCGCTGGCGTTGTTACCTATTCCCGTGTTATATGTTTCGCTCTTAATGTAATCGTTGTCTACTCGTGCATACCAGTAGATACGCCCACGGCGATAGCGATGCTGAGAGCCAAGCGAGTGTGCCGTTGAGTTCTGTACTATAGGATCCACTAGAGAAGGCTCTACGGGCATGCTCCATTGATGTGGGGGCAGGTTCCACTTGTAACCAGATAACCCTAACGGGCTCTTAGTGCTTTGTGGTTCCTGATTATTAGCTTTTGCCGCTACAACCTTACCAGCTACTTTTTTTCTACCCAGGATTCCTCCTGTACCGCCGCCAGCCATGCTATGACCTCGCTGTCAAGGCACTGCTAATAGCAAGGCCATAGGAATAAGGATCAGATGACGGAGGAGCAGTTACATTAACGGTAATAGCTCCAGTATACAAAGGGCCAGAATTAGATGCAGCAGTTGGCATAAATGAAAGATCGTTAGCATTAGCGGGTCCTGCAGCGTTAGGACTAGAGCTTGCTCCACTAGGTAGTGCTGCTGCTCCTGCAAGTAATCCAATTCCACTAAGAAGTTTTCCAACACCTCCTGAGCCAAAAGCTGTTCCAGCTATTCCATTAAGATTTTCAAGAATAGCTTGGCCACCGCCACCACGAGCCCCAGCAAATGTACCTAAAAAAGTACTTAAATCTTGACCTTTATTAAGCCCAGCCCGCAATGGCCCAGTAGAATTAGCAAAAGTTCCATACGTTGATTGCAAAAAGTTATTAGCATTAACTGTTTGATTAGCAGTGCGCTCAGCAAAAGATTGAATAAGACCTAGTTCAGCTGTAGAACGGTTTCCTGTAGACGTAACTGCCCCAGTCAAACCACCGCTTTTTGCCAGCATCTCTTTAGTGCCAGAAGTACGAAGGGATGTTCCTCCGTTGTTAGCCATTTGAACAAGGCCAGAAAGTACAACTTGTTTAAGGTTTTGATCTCCACCAAAGTACTGGTTAAGCAAACTATCCAACGCATTACCAGGTTGCATAGAAACAGCGATATCTTTTACTGTAATTGACTTACCTTGAGAAAGTAATTTATAGATCTGCTCAATAATAGACGGCAAGTCATTCATTCCAGTACCAGAGCTATTACGAACCTGAACACCCAGCATTCTTAACATGTTAACATTTTGTGCTTGGTTTAATGATCCCATAGCGGCCATGCCGCCTTGAAGGCCAATGCCAGGGTTCAAGTTTGAAGCAAGTGCGGCTCCACCAAGAACACCTGAGTAACGAGTTGTATCAGTATTGGCTCCAGTATTATAGTTAGATAATCCAGGAAGTAATCCCATTCCTACGCCAGCATTTATTGCTGCTCCAGCATCCATAGGGTTAAGGGCAGATCCAGCAGCAGAAAAACGTTGCTGCATGTTGTAACCAACTTTTTGATTAGTGCCAAAACTTTGTTGGTTACCGCTATAGAATTTAATACGGTCAGCAAGCTGCTGAGTCATCACTGCCTCTTGAGATGTAGGCAAGAAAGACATTGCTCCAATAGCAGCTCCTCCTACATTTCCCATAAGTCTATAGAAGTTAGCTGAGCCGTTGGTAAAGCGAGGAGTGTCCCCAGCCGTGCTAGCTTGGTAAGGGGATCCTCCCCCTCCACCAGTTCCGCCTCCACCTGGGGCTCCTGAGCCACCATTATTGGTAGGTGCTCCACGGTTAGCTACTTGAGAAGATGACCCTGCGCCCCTAAGTTTGTCTGCAAACCCCGCAATTTTTTCAAAATTACTTTTTAAACGATCGGAATCATCTGCCATCGATGAAACTGATTTTGCAGCGGCGTCTAGTCCGCTATTAACATCTCCAGCCATATCTAATCCTTATCTCGTGGCTCTTGCGATCCAATTGTTTCTTTCTCTAAAAGAAAGAGAGCGGATGTCGCCCATACTCCAGCCAGGAAATGCTCGGGATAGTAGTTCATAAGAGTCCATTAAATTAACGTAGTCTAAAGGCTTATAATCGAAATAAATCGACCAGACTTAACGATAGATTAATTTTACTATCGCATGCCTCGCAAGTCTTGCTCACCTCCCCAAGGCGTGGGCCTGGGGTCCTATCTGATAACTCAGTCACTAGCAGAGTTCGATCTGCCATGCTTAAGTTTAAAGCCGTTGAGCGCCCCATAGAAGGGCTGCCATCTACAGACACAATGCATCCTGCCAAAATGTCGGTGAACATCTCGGCTGTGGTCTTTTCATCAGAGTCAACCAATTTTTTCTGGGTAACTCCATTAGGCAAAGCCACTACAATTTCCCCAGCCTTAGCATTGACAGAGAATACTCTGTCCCTGACTGGGTCTTCTAGTTCATCAACCTCAACGTCATGTACTAAATCAATAGTAATGTTTTGTTCGGTAGCGCATGAAACACATACAACTGGATAGGTAACCGTCTCGCCAAATGTAGCTATCCGAATACCTAGAAGGACGGCATCCCGATCTCCAGTAAGCATCGCGTCAAGTTCAGTAAGTGTGGGCTTTACGTCACCAATACTTACTAGTCCTCGTTGAAATGCTACCTGCAAAGACTTAGTTGCTGAACCAGCCTTAGCCATAGCTTCCTCATCGGAACCATTTAGCTCTCTAATTTCAGCGGTCTTAAACAGTTCCCCCGACTTAGTAATAAAGCCCGCAGGCAATGCTACTTCGTTTGAAGGGGGTTGCTGAGTTTCTATTTCTGCTTGTACGCCACCTGCAGCTTGAAAAGCCGCGATGGCTTGGTCCATATCTGGTAGGCCTAATGTTGTCTCAGTCATAATTCTCCTTATTAATACTTATATAGTTTACTACAGATTAGAAGCCAGCAGGTTTAACCGATCCTGCTAGAGGTGTTCCATTAGCATTAACAAACCCGACTGACAGGCCTTCATGTACAAGCGTCATGGTTTCGTACATAAGCTCGTTCTGACCAGCGTTAAGGTCGGTGTAGCTTAGGTTAGAAATCCATGCATTGTGCAAGTAGAATGCCATACGTGGCGTGTTAGTTGTTGATCCAGCCTGTGGGTGGTCCATCAATTCGATAGTAACGTTGACTCGGAAGCCGCCCTTACCTGAATCAGTAGAGTTAATGCCTTCTCCTGCTGACGCACCAAATAACCCACGCATCCAAGTAATAGCGCTATCATTACCAAACAATGCACCGCGTGAGAATGTCACTGGGCCAAAGTTGGTCATGCCTGGGATCTGATGAATGGTAGTGTTGTAGCCACCTTCACGGTAAGGAATTGGCGCTACAGAGTATGCCAAACCTGAGATTCCCGTGAAGCCACCACTGAATGATGTGATGCGGTTATCAAACGTAGTTGTAACACCTTGAGCCACCTTGAAGGTTGCGCGAAACTTGAATACGCGCATCGGGTCAGTTTGAATGGTGCCCCGTGAATCAATGTAATTGAGGTTCTTCTTTGTTTCTGACATTGTTTACTTCTCCTTAAATAGAAGTGGTTACGGTAGCGCCGCCATCAGTCTGACCGAGCTTAATGATTACAAATTCCGCTGGTCGCTGCAATGCAACACCAACTTCAATGCGGAGTTCTCCAGCAGAGATTACTGCTGAAGTATTAATGGATGCGTCACACTTGACGTAATATGCCTGGTCCGCAGTTGCGCCGTAAAGGCCGCCTGCACGCCAGAAGCCATCTAGGTACCCATTGACAATGCCAGTAACTTCATTCCAAAGTGTCTGGTCGTTGTTCTCAAACACTGCAAACTGCGTTAACGCACGAAGGTTATTTCCTAAGGAATTAAGGGTTCGGCGTGTTGAGACATATCGGTCTGAGAAGCCTGAGCTAAGTGTGCGAGCACCCATGATGCAGATTCCTGAACCTGGAACATAACGAATAACGTTTACGTTCTTGGCTCCCGAGTTGACAAGGTCAAACTCTTGGTTAGTAAGCGAAGGTACGGATACCGCAGAGTTAATAACTGAGTAGTAACCAGCAGGTGCCTTGAACACTCCACGAGTTGCGTCTGTAGAAGTATAAACTGCGGCTACCGCTCCACCTGGTGCAACTGCCTTAGTCGCTCCTGCAGTTGATGCAGGGTCAGCAATTGAGACAAATGGGTAGTAGATAGCACCGTAGTTGTTATTGACTGCACCATAGCCAGATGTCAAAGTAAGCACATCTGATGCTGAGGTATTATTAACCGAAGCGTCAAGAACTACAAACGAGTCTCCACGATTAGCTGCGTAACCGATAAGCTTAACCGCTGCTGTTTGGTTATTTGTTTGAGTAGCGGCAGCGTCCGCAGCAGCCAGCGGGAACCGTGAGTTTGACATATCTGGGTAGTTAATCAACAGCGGTGCTGTAATTGAGTCCAGACGAGGCAAGATATCTGTAGCCACGTAAGAACCTACAGACCCAAGGTCAGCTGCACTTGAGCCTTCTGAGCCAACAATGCCTGCAACGGTACACTTAGTAGTAGTAGTAACTCCTAGACGTACTTTATCAACCTGTGCAGCTGTTACACCTGTTGCAGAGGTAGAACCTGCAGCAGTGTACGTTGTGCCAGTGATTGAGCTAGTAACTGCTGAGGCTGCCCATACAAATGAACCGTCTGTTGAATTGACATTAGCCCCAGTAGAAGCCACCGACCAAAGAGTAGTAAACAATGGAAGACGGTTGTAACCAGATGCAGATGAGCCGCCATCAGTTGCGGTAATCCAAGTAGAATTAGCGTTAATAACATTAACCGCATAGCGAGCATCACTAGATGTCATAGTCAAATTAGTGAAGGACTCAACACGGTCATTAGCAGTAAGGTCAGATGCTGATGCTACGACACGAGTGGTGTAGTAAACGTTTACATCAAAGTAGTTAGTAGAAGAACTTGGGGTAACAGATACCCAAAGGTTATTACCCCAAATACCATGATCAGCCGCATTGAACTGTAAGGTACTTGCAGTGGTAGATGATGTTCCACCATTGATAACAATGCTCGTACCAGTCTGAGTAGTTTCAGCAATAGTACCTGTTTTATAAATAATAGTAAACGACTTACCATCCGTCGCTACGTCAGCAACAACCCATTGTTTTCCAGGAGCGCTTAGCACCGAATACCCTGTAGTACTAACTCCACTAATAGTTACTACACGACCTGGCTCTAATGTGGAGAACTCAGCAGTGGATGAATAGATAGAGATCTTTCCAGCATTGGCAGTTCCGTTGAGTGTCCATGTACCTGCCTGGGTAATTCCTTGGTTGCTGTCTTTGAACTTAGCAACAGCTTGGATTGAATCTTTATTAAGATTACGAACAATGTAAGCCTGTGAGCCACCATTATCGAAGAATGTCTTGACTGCATACTTAAGGGCAGACGAGGCTGTACCAACAGTGTTGTTGTATGCTTGGCTAGATGCCGAAGCAACCGTAGCAGTAGCATCAAATGGGCCAACAGTTGAGCCATAGCTGAACTCGTTGACAAAGTCTGACCATGAGCTGACCAAAAGAGGGGTACTGATGATGCTACCTGCAGCACCAGTAGGGTTACCGCCACGGTCTGCAATACCAATAAATACTGCAACCGAGTCGCCAGTGGTTTGAGCCACAGGCTTATTTGGGGATAGCGACTCTTGGACGTAGACGCCAGGCTTATTAATTGTAGCCATTATTTCTCCTTAATAGAATTGATAAGTTTTAGACGGGATACATAGTCGTAGGTACATCACTTTGTACCCAGGATCCAGATGTGTTGTGGTTTACGCTTACAGCCGTTACAATTTGTGACGACACAGCGCTTGCCACAGCAGGAGTCATCTCACTAACAACTCTTACTGTGAAGGTATTACGTAGCAGTCGCTTATTTCCATTTTCGCCTTCTGCTTTGTCATTCTTAATGACACTGTCTAAGAACATATGGCGCCGAGCGGTGCTTGTTCCAAGTTCATTCTTGACTTCCAAGTGCCCATACATGGCAGGAAATCTTTGATGCAATGTATAAAGTAGCGTCCTGTCATGCCGTGGGTGGCGCGAGTAAGACGTGACTTGATACATTAAATCGTATGCAACTGGTACGTCATAACTGTACCAGTTTGCAGGTACACCGTCAGGGTAAGTTTGGTTTGAGCCTGGGGTTATGTACCAATTGGTAGCAATAGTTCCAGCGTTATCGCTGTCAATAACCAGACCAGAAGACTGCCGTTCACGGGCTTGGCGGATGCCAATCAAGTCAATAGTTACAAAGGGAAAGCTCTGCTGGCGGACTTCTACGTCAGGGTAGCCAAACCATACGCTCACTGCTCGGCTTGGGGATTTTTCGTCCGATACTGTAATGCCCGAAAGGTAAGTTTTAAGGGCAGCATCTTCATTAAGAATAAAAGGCATTAAAATAAACCTTTTTCTTTAAGGTAATCAGACAGGGCGGTAAACACGGCTTTACCAACTTCAGGTTGGGCATGCTCTTTGAAATTACGCATTGCCGCTCTAGGGGGAATGCTCTCATCCCCGTACTCGGCCGACATTACTTTGCTGTGCATGCTAGTAGGGTAAGAAAGACCTACGCCATTGCTATGGGAAACTACCTTGACAGCAGAGTGAACATCCTCATCCCAGTGATGTGCCTGGGCAATATTAGACCAATCATTATTTAAAGTATCGGTTGAGGAGTCAAGCTGAGTTTTTAAAAGCTCTGAAAATGAAGACATTAATCCCGACCCAAGCGAAGAAAAGCCCCATACAACAATCCATCCAAGAAACCGCCTGCTTGATGATGCATAGCACCATAGTAGAATGCAGGGAAAGAGGCTTGAGAAACAGTCTCTTTAGCCATAGTATTTCTCCTTGGAGGAGTAGCAGGGTTTCGCATGGGTGGTGATGTAGTTCCTGCAGTGGAACTTCTTTAATAGTAAATGAAAAAGCCCCCTTTCGGGGGCTAAATCAATATTAGTTTTTACGAAGCCGAACCAGTTTGAACATATGAAGCTAGAACAATACAAGTAGAAGTCATAGCAGCCGAAGCGTACCCATAGATAGTATCTCCACCATTTGCCCAAAACTGAAGCACACCAACAGCAGAAGTAGCAGCACTACTGGCAGCAGCAGGTACTTTAAGACCACCATTGGTAGTTCCAAGACCATCTAAGGTATCATCGCCAATAGCCAAAGCAGCAGTTGTATCTCTATTTTGAATAGTGACATATGCCTGGGTAGCACCCTTAGGTACTGTGTAAATAAGTGTCTTAGTAGTCGCAGGAAGCGAGACTGTGACGTGGTCAAGAGCCATTACTTCTTGCCCTTAATCTTCTTGGCAAGGGCGGTATCCTTCTTGATATCTTCCTTTTTGGACATAGGCTTCTTATCCATCTTCTTGTCTTCCTTAGCAAACTTAGCCTTTTGAGCTGGGGTCATACCCTTCATTGTCTTGGCATCTTGCTTCTTGTCTGCAGCCTTAGTTGGGCCACATGCACACTTTGCTTTACCGCACTTCTTGCACATTATTTCTTACCAGCTTTCTTTGTAGTAGTTTTCTTAGCAAACTTCTTATTAGCAGCTGCTAGAGTCTTTTGACCGTGCTTATTCTTAGGCTGCTTACAGCCACAGGTTGCGCACATTACTTGCTCGCTTTCTTATGAGGATTGTTTTTATGCCAGTCTTTAGTGGCTTTAACCCCAGCCTTGACTGTCTTGGCCCCAGCTTTTTTAGTTAAATCAATCTTGTCGTACTTGCCGTTTTCCTTTTTTGAGCCAGCATGATCGACAACTACGTCACCTTTTTTGTCCTTATAGACACGGTGAACTTTACCCGACACTTTAAGTGTAGCAGGACTTTCTTTTTTCTTAGCGGCCATTACGCCTTACCTTTCTTAGTTCCTCGATAAGTACGTGTGTGTGCTTTTGAATCCCCTGTGCCTGCGTCAAGGACGGTGTGAGCGGCAACAATGTGAACAGGTGAGCCTGGGCGCACTGTGTGCTCTTGCTCTACAGCGTGTTCATCTGGGGCATTGTATTGAGTGTAAATAGCGGGTAACTCTTTGTCTGCACGTTCTTTAAGTAATGCGTTGTGCTCTTCACTGCCAGGTTGGATAACATGACGTTTATGAACTCTGGCTTCTAGGACTGTGCCTTTAGACGACTCAGGCTCCCAAGAATTTGGGTCATCCTCATGTGGGTCTATCCCTAAAGAGAACCCAAACGCAGTTTCTCTATTCGGAGTCCAATGCATACCTAAGTTTTCAGTGTCAATGTCGGTGCGTGCTTTATCATTGAAGCCACGATACAAAGTAATGAATTGTGCCCCAGGTTCAACGGCCATTACTTACCCTTCTTTTTCTTAGCAGCATTCATATTATCCACAAGATTAGGGTAAGGACGACCAGCAGCCTTAGCCTTTGCTTTGGCAGCAGCCTTTTTCTTAGGTGTAAGTTTTTTGTCTTTCTTGCTAGGATCAGGTGTGTCCCACACTTCTTTAACCATTATTTTTTCTTTCCATTGTTACGAGCGGTAATAGCCGCAGCCTTCTTCTTAGCATCGGCCTTGCTAGAAGCGCCCCATGCATTTAATGAAAGCAATAAGCGAGTAGGCTCACCATTTGGTTTATGCTCTGGCCCAGGCATTCCACCCATACGGGCAAGGAAAGACGCACGGCGTGGGCTATCTCCAGATTTAACTGGGGCTTTTAGATCTGAACCTGGATGAGACTTCTCGTAAGACTTGCGGCCTTTTTCATTAAGTCCGCCCTTCTTATTTTGGCCTTCCTTTTTCTGCCATTTTTCAGTCATAGTAAATCCTAATTAGCGTAATACTGGAACTGAGGATCGTTAACCAGTTCTTCAGATAGAATCTGCTGGCAATCGAAAGTCAGTAAGGTGTATCTCTCATTAATAATACCAGCATATTGACTGCTGATAGGACGATATACCTGGTTCTTCCAAACAATGCGGTCACGATTTAGTGGGTCAGGATTCTCAGAATCATTGGGGTCCAGCTTATATAGCATTTCAGGAATGGTGTTAATAAGCACATCATGGTCAATAGTGAAATGGATACGGTCAGCGTTGTAGAAACCCTGCTGAACCATGTTAGTTTGACCTTCTTTAAGGACGGCTCGGATAACTGGGACTGTAATTCCAGGCTTCCATTGGCGACCATCGCTAGTAAAGTTAACAGAAGTTCCCGCACTGATTGGGGCAATATTCTTTAGGGTAAGCTTTACTACTGACCCAGTTATACTTACTACCACAGCCCCATTGGCTACGCCTACACCATTAACTGCCATACCAACGGTAACTCCAGTAGTAGAAGATACGGTAATATTAGTTGTGGCAATAGAGCCTGTCATGGTGGTATTAATGCTAGCCCCAGTTGTACTGGTTGCGTAGTTAGACCCGACGTCATAAATTGGATCAATATTGCTTACCGTAGGATTCCATACAAACCACTGCACAGTTGTACCAGCAGGATTAGTTAAATCTTTAGTGATGGCATCATGGATTTCCCCAGTTTCAAAGTCGGTGTCAAACCGACCGCTAGGGGTATATGGCCTACTCATCGTACCCTCAAACTTGTTTTATCAATATTGATACCACGGCAGCAAGCTGCGTAGTCTTCACAGTCCTGAGTTGGACAACCTGTTCTACAAGCCATCATTCCCACTCTTCCTCAGTCTTTACAGGAGTACTGTACGTATAGCATCCACCACATAGAGTTTTATCCCCAGCATCAACAAGGCGAGTTTCCTCATTGAACACGGGGCATTCATGGTTTTTGCAAGTCGCTATATAAATATACCTCATTACGCAGCCTCATATGTAACAACAAAGTTAAAGTGATCAGCATTAGCCCATGTTCCAGGAATGGTAGAAGACATACTGGTAAATGAAGCATATGTTCCAGCAGCATTACCAATAGTCATTGACCATGTTGTTGTTGCGTTCAAGTATCCTGTACCAGAAAAAGCGGCACCACCAGAAAGCACCATTGCTTGATGTGGAAAGTAGTATGCTCCACCAACCTTGGCAGTTACTGGCAAAGTTAATATCGGATTACCTGAAACAGTTGTACCACTCAAAGTAAATTTACAACGCCAAGTAACTGTTTTACCAATTTGAGTGTAAAAAGAATCAAATGTCCCACTGCCCTTAGTCCAGTTAGTCATTACTGGAGTAAATGTACTCCAAGCACTAACAATACTTGTGCCATTTAATTGAATATCACTTGTATGGTTAACTGTAGTAGCAGTAATAATATTAGCGCTAAAGTTACCTGAACCATCACGAATAACAAGTGCATTATTAGTAGCTGCTGACGTAGCAGACACACTATTCATTTGAACAGTAGTTCCATTAACTGTGGTAGCAGTAACAGTAGTAGCAGTTACCGTAGTGGCTGTAACAGCGGTGGCTGTTAATGAGCCTGAACCAAGAGAAAGACTGTTATTGGTAGGAGATGCGGCATTGCTTAGATCTGTCCACATAGTTGTTTTTGACGCATTTGTAGCGGTAGCAAAAATTAAAGATGTTCCAGATACCCACATGTCACCAATAACATAGTTACCAGAAGTAGGAACAGTTCCAGATGCTGGAATATTTACAGATGCTCGGTTAGTTGCCGTAGTTGCAAGGCTAAGTTTTCCAGTAAGAGTGGCTGTTGTAGCATTAACCGTAGTGGCATTTACAGTTGTAGCAGTTACAGTAGTTGCAACAACAGCGTTAAAAGTTCCCGTAGCAGTAAATGAAGCCGTAGTTCCCGAAATAGTATTTGCTGATAAAGAATTATTACCTGCAGTAAGTGCTAAAGTTCCAGAGTTATTTTGGAATGCAAAAGAACGACTTGCGGTAAGTGAGCCAACAGAAAAACTAGCACCCCAAGAATTAGTTGAGTCATATATAAAAGTATTTCCACTTAAATAGGTAGTTGTGTTAGCGCTTCCTAAACTCAGCGTTCCATCGAATGTTCCATTAGAAGGGTTAATGCTGATGTCACCTGTAACAGATGCCGCTGAAGCATATATCTGAGCAGGTGTTACATACGGACCTTCTAGGATTCCTGTAAAACTCATATTAGCTATATTTGACAATCCAGACGTAGTAAACGTCTGAGCACCAACAGACAAACCACTAAGAAATTTTTTGGACATACTACTAGTTTATCCTATAATTACAGCAGTGTATGAAGTCGCCGTAGTAGCCGCTACTGCAAATGTGACAGTAGTTGAGTTAGTTACGGTAACATCTAGTTCTACAAGAACACCAGATGGATCAAATACCTGAACCAAAACTGCGGTGGTTCCTAGTGTGTGGGTAACTGTAGTGCTGGTTACCGATGAGAAGTTTAGAGTTCCAGTTGCCTTAGATGTAGATGTGCTAATACCCAAAAGCGTACGTACTGAAGATGTAGAGGTAGGAACATACTTAGTTCCATCGCCAACAGCAAAGTAGTTATTAGTAGCAGTAGCCGAGTTGCCTGTACCACCCTGAGCCACAGTCAAAGCAGTTGTAAGTCCAGTAATGCTGGTGATATCTGAGTTAGCGCCCGATCCCGCTGCTGATAAAGCTGTACGAGCAAGTGCAGCCGTAGTTGCCGCAGTTCCACCCTGAGCAATAGATAGCGCAGTTGTTAAACCTGTAATGCTTGTGATATCTGAGTTAGCCCCTAATGAAGCAGCGCTAAGTGATGTGCGAGCAAGGGCAGCCGTTGTAGCAGCAGTACCACCTTGAGCAATTGATAATGCAGTAGTCAAACCGCCAAGGCTAGTAATATCAGTATTAGCACCTGAAGCGGCTGCTGACAAAGATGTGCGAGCAAGAGCAGCCGTTGTTGCCCCAGTACCACCATTAGGAACAGAGAGTGCAGTAGTAAGAGTTGTGATACCGCTTGCGGTAATATATCCCGAGGCATCTACTTTAGCAACAGCAGTAGACGTATTTCTCCATTGTTGAAGATCGGCCGTTTGACTTGTAGTTCCGTATACACTCAACGGAACTGAGTTGGTAGCCACTGATTGGATAAGAACACCATTAGTACCTGGGTTAGAAATACCAACACCAATAGAGTTAAACTGTGCGTTGGATCCAGTTCCTAAATTTAATGCAGTAGCAGCTTGTGTAGCAGTTATTTGACCCGTACCACCTTGACCAATAGACAGAGCAGTTGTTAAACCAGATAGCTGTGTAATGTCTGAGTTAAGCCCAGAGGCCGCTGCAGATAAAGCTGTGCGAGCAAGAGGGGCCGTAGTAGCCCCCGTACCACCATTAGCAATAGCTACGGTACCTGTTACGTTTGCGGCATTGCCCGTGATATTTCCTGAAATTGCAGAACCAGGAACTGAGGTTGAGGCTGTTACGGCACTAGCGCCGTTACCATACAAGAACCCTGTTAGACCTGTAAGAGTTGCTCCAGCAAATGTTGGGCTGGCACTAGTAGCCACAGATTGTGGAATACCAATTTGTAGAGTACCTGAGCCAACAGTGGCAGTGATGTTGCTAGTTGAAAGTGAAGCAACCGTGTAGTTAGTGCCGTTACCAATAAGAAGCTGACCATTGGTAGGAGTAGCCGTTGTTCCAGTACCGCCTTGGTTAGGGTTTACCGTACCGCTGATGTTACCATTGGCAAATATCGAAAATGTAATAGCGTTAGCTGTGGTGTTATTGCCTGTAATTGCCACAGGTTTGTTTACTTGAATGTAAGAAAATTTACCATTGGCTGTTCCGTTAATTACAAAAGCAAAATCTCCAGCGGCTACGTTAGGTACAGAATTGTAGTCGGTAGCACGAGTAAGTACCCAGTTAGTTGAAACACTTCCAAGAGTTGTTATTACATAAACACCATTTTGGTCTGTAAAAGTCTGGTCTTTTAAAAGAACACGAGTACCGTTAGTTACATCAGAAGCTTGGAAAGTGTAACCATCAAGAGCAAATATTGCTTGTGTTCCGCTATTAGTAAGCGTTGCGCCTACTCCAGAGGTACCATTTGCGTAAGTTCCTGCAAGGTTTGCTGTTGACGCATAAGAAACAGCATCGTGAGCGTTAAGCCCCGTGGCAATTGTATCAACATAACTTTTGTTAGTTACATCTAAAGCGTTTACAGGTGTTGTAGCGCGAATAGTAAACCCAGAGCCGCTGAAGTCCACATTAGCACTGAGCGTGTTACTTAGGTCACTTAATTTGATTGCTGAGTGGTCTGTTCCAGCATGACGGTGAACGTGGTCAGAACGGGCATAGGTAAGGGCTGTACCGTCAGCAGCAGTAGCAGCAAGGTTAGCAGGAGAGCCAAATGCATCAGCCTGAGTCCACGTAGAGCCGTTTGAATAATAGATAAGTGTGTTGTCTGTAGCATAGTAGAAAGTGCCTACGTTACCTGCAGCGGCTGACGGACGGGCAGATAAAAGACCAGCGGTAATACCGCCAGCGTTAATCCAGCCAGAGCCATTGTAGAAGTACAACACATTAGCAGTAGTGTCGTAGTAGACCTGACCAGCAACAGGAGATGCGGGAGATCCCGATAGGTTTTGAATACGGGCATTTTGAAGCTCGTTTTTACCAAGATCGATTGGGGTTAAAAATTTACGTGCCATTTACATCTCCTAAGATAGGTACGCCACGCCACTGAAAGCGGCTGAAAAAGATACGGTTAAAGCGTTGTTACTAGTCCATACAACAGAGCCCTCTACTTGAGAGCCTCCTGAATCCACTACAGACACATTTGGAAAATAACCCAAGTTATGTGTAATAGTCCATGTAGATGCTGGAGAGTTCTGTGTGAACTTGTAGTTTCCACCAGATACTCCCTGTGGACCAGCAGGGCCGACAGGGCCTTGAGGACCAATAGTTGTACCACTGACATTGACAGCGCTAGTGGTCGTTGAGCTTGGTGTGGGGGGCACCACAACTACAGATGGAGTAGTTGGTGGAATAACTACTACAGTTGTCATGGTGTCACCGTAATTTGCTTATTAGCAAAAACCAATCCACGAACATAGGTCTGATCAAAGGTTCCATCGGCGCTAGTAACCTGCATGTCCCAGAAAGACTTAAGTGGGAAAATTTCAGTCTGGGCAGGAGTTAGGGAAAGAGTGACCTTACCATTTACACGGTCTGTGTAGGCAACGGTAAACTCTGCTACAAGTAGAGGTGAGCCTGGGTAAGTTCTAGCTTGAGCCTTGACCGTGTATCCAGTTAAGTTAAATCCAGTAATGTCAAACTCAACACTCCAGTTGTCTCCTTGGGTAAAGACAATGTCATATACGCCAACTGGATCTGGAAGTGGAGTGCGGCCTCGCATGTCATTTTCAAGGTATACGCGCTCTGCCTGAGTACTATCATCAATTTCTTGAGGCATGTACACAGGAACAAGACGATTAGTTGTACGGCTAATGCGACGTAAAATACCAACTTCAATACGCCACAACCCAATGTTTAGGGCTGAACAAAGCTCACGGTATTGTTCTTTACGCTGTCCAATGATTCCAGAAAGTTGTTGAAAACGTTGACCGCGAGGAATGTTTACGCCATCTGGGGCAGAGATGTTAATATCAAAAGCTGCGTCAGTAGCTAGTGCCCATAACGCCTCTACCGTGGCCAGGAGAGCTACTGGATACTCTTCTACGGGTGGTATAAGAGCTAGAGTAATATTTCTACCATAAGCATCTGTTTTGTTGTCCGTGTGTTGTAGAACGGCAGTGTTAATAAAAGTATTTAATTCAGTCGTTGTGAAGTATCGATAGTGAGTTCCAGCAATAACAATGACAGAGTTTAAAGCGGGGGCAGTGGCAAAGTGAATAATTCCAATGTTTTCTTCTACAGTAAAATCTGCAGGGTTAGCCTTAGCCGTACCATTAACGGTAACCGTTAGGTATGTGGCATCCACAGGCTTCACTTTAAGATAAAAATCTTTGGTAGACCCATCACCAGTAAGTGTGGTTGTAAACTGAGCGGCGTTATCGCCAAGCTCTAGACGTACCCGTGACATCAAGTCGGCAATAACAGCCACAAAAACTCCTTAGATACGCTCTAATAAATAATGCCCTATTTCTTAATGAAATACTGCCTAAAACAGAAATGGGGCCCGAAGGCCCCACCTCTAAAACCTGCTTAGATTACTCCAGCAAGGTATCCTTTTTCTTCAAGGTGACGAGCCAAGTCTTGATCTACCTGGTACTTTTGGCCTGGCTTAAAAGAATAGTAATTTCCTGCGCCGAAAGTCATGTTTTCAATTTCTTCGACTACGCGGATAGTGACGGTCTTGCCTTCGTTAGAAACGATGGTGGGTTCGTCTACAATGACTGTTGCACGGTTAGGAACCGTTGCGTCAATAATGTCGTTATTAATTGCGTTCTGCTTTTCCGCAGTCGCCATTGCCATTGTTTCGGCAGCCTTTTGCTGCTGTTCTGCTGCAGCTGCTGCAGCTGCTTCACGCTGACGACCTGTTGCGTCAGTAGGCTTTGCTTTTGCTGTTGCCATGATTGTTTTCTCCAATGTTAGTGTCTGTAAAGGGGTGAAAGGGGGGCCCGAAAGCCCCCCTCTCGGAGTCTTGATTAGTTAGTTTCGGCGATTACGATAGCCTGATCGGTAATGAGGCCCAGTCCGAAGATTGAGTACCATGCAAGGGCATGCTCACGACCGAAGTCAAGGATACCACCATCACGCAATTCAACTGGCAATGAGATAGCGTGACCGAAAGCGTTGTCACCAATGAAGATGGCGCTGTAGCGGTCTGCTGAACCATTACCTGTGAAGGTGTTAGGTGTTGTGTAGCCTCCACCAGCAGAAACAACAGGAGTCGAAACAGCTGTATCTGCGGTGTAGCTTGTGCCTGCTCCACCTGGAACCTTGAGAACCTGTGTGGTTTCAATGAACACGGTGTCGTACAAGCGACCGATTTCACCAAGCATGAAGTTACCAGGTGCGGCGTACTTCGTTACTTCAATGAATTCAGGGTTGTCGCGGAGCTTGCGGCTCTGGTGCGGGTGAACGAAAGCAACGTATGTTTCGCCCAGACGTGGGATATTCTTGGTAGCAAGTGTTTCAACAGCGTCCTTGACGGTTGCAGTTGTAAGACTGAAGTTACCAGTCATCGATGCACGGCTTGTGCCCTTTGTACCATAGTCGTACCAGTTGTTGACTGCTGACAAGCTTGAACGGTCGTAACCGTAGATTGCTGACGTAGCACCGTAAAGGGTGTCGCGTGAAATCTGGTCAAGGTAGATAGCCATGTTGCGACCCAGAAGACGTGAAGCCGAAGCCATAACATCATCGAAAGAAGCATTGAGGAGAAGTTCTGAAACAGCAAGCGCGTAGCCGTGCTCCGAAACTGTGATGCTGAACTGCTGTGCAGTCAAAGCATTTGTGGTCATACGTACGCCTTCAACCAATGGCTGTGCAAAGCCAAGGTTGTTGTAACGCATGAAGTTGATTTGCAAACCTGGTGCAACACCAAGTTCTGTCTTCTTTACAGCAAACTGCTCAAAGCGAAGAATCGGCATAGCCTGGAAAAGGATTTCCTTTGACCAGATCTGCTGAATCGCCTGAGTAAGCTGCGAGTTTGTGCCTGAGTAGGCGGTAGGTGACGCGGCGAGATTGCCTGTACCTGTTAATGCGCTAGCCACTTGTGACTCCTAGTTGTTGTTTTTTGATTTTTGGGATTAACCGAACAAGCCCTTTGACTGCCCTTGAGCTTTGTTGCTCAAGAGTTGGCTACGATACTTAGCGTAATCATTCAACGACATAGACGAGATGTCTTCTGCCGTAAACTGACGGTTACCAGTTTCGATATCCAAAGGACCAGCATTCGAAGGGGTAGTGACTCTTGTTCCTGGCATATCCCTACGAGCAGCTTGCATAGCTTGCTGTGCTGCTTCTAGGATACTGGAGGACTTAGCCTTTAGTCCTTGAATACTGTCTTCAATTTCTTCGGGGGTGTTACCTTGTACGTAGTCAATCAGATCAGGAATGATGTTCTCGGATTCCTGCTGAATGCGTTCTGTACGGTAACTGTTTAGTTCTGCAAACGACTTTTCGCGTTCCAGAAGAGCAAAGGCTCGTTCGCGTTCGTTACGCTCACGTTCCAGCTGCTCCGACCATTCAGTTTCCTTGACCTTAAGTAGGTCGCGGAGTTCAAGCTCTTCTTCTTGCTTGCGCTTAGATTCTTCAGCAATTTGGGCTTCGCGAGCGGTTTGCTCGGCTAGCTTCTGTGCTGATTCTTCTTCACGTTCACGCTTAATGGCATCAAGTTCTTCTTTGAGGCTACTAATTTGTGGGTAGAGCTTATCTTTTTCCTGGCTGCGAACTCGTGCCAAGTCCTCATCTGTGTATAACTTGTTTGAGTTTGCCGAAGTAGCAGCGGGTGCGTCAGCGCCCGAATTTACTGCTACTGGAGTTACGTTTGCTTCAGATGCAAAAGCATCTACAGCGTCTGCATTTACAGAAGTTGTCATACTATTTCCTTAGTTTTCTCTGGGTCGTTTTCCGAATTTGGGTTAATCCCGTAACACATTTGACCGAACATTTGTTTCTATACTTATTTTTGTACGAATACACGCCGTTGTCTGGTTAAACTAGTGCGTTTACTCGTACTCTGACGGAGCCCTTCGGTTAGGAAGAGTTGTTCCGTAAGCCTTTGTAACGAGGTCCATGCGAAGCTGTTGTTCGGCCTCTGAGGACGCAATGAGTGCACCATCCAATGGAGGTGCTACTGGAGGCACTGTCTCAGCACCAGGAGCAGGTGCAGAAGGGCCGCCAGGCTGTCCTGGACCCATAGGAACTGGTTGACCACCAAGTCCGCCTGAGAGCATTCCTGTGAGTTCAGCGATGGTATTTTCAATTTGAGTTTGTACCAACTTAACAGCGCCATCAGCCTTAGCATCTTGCAAGAGTTCCATACGAATTTCTTCAAGCTTTTCGTAAGGGAATTCTTCGCCAAGCGTGCGCAAAGCACCAGCCTTTGACTCTAGTCCCAAAGACATCTTGGTCTGTACCTCGTTAAGTACAATCAGTTTATCCAAAGGCAATGGTGGCATGAAATGAACTTCATTTTGATAAGTCAATGGATCATTGATATCAAGAATTTGGGCTTCTCCTTGATTTAATGCGCCTTCAATAGCAGGGTTCCAAATAAGAGCTTCAGGTTCTTTGATGGCAAGATTAAGAAGGATTAGTTCGTTAATACGTTGAATGCCACGCTTGTACTGAGTAATCTTCTGGTGCCACTTATTCATTAAAGGTTGGAACTGAATAGAAAGTGCAACACCAGAGGTGTTAGAAATGGGTTGCGCCATGCCCAAAGCAGTTTCAGGAACGCCCACCATTTCGTGCATGGCCTTCTTCATTAGGGCTAGGAACTCCATAGCGCCCTTTAAGCCCTGTGAGCCACCCTCAAGGTTTTGAACCTTAGCGTCCTTAGGAAGACCGCCCCAGACCTTGTTAGCGCCCTTCTCTAACTGATTAGCCTTAGCTCCAGTAATAACAGTAACAGGAGCAGCGTGGTAGTTAACAATGTCGGCAATGTCCGTAGAAACTTCATTGTACGTACGGTTGATTGGGATAATGTCGTAGCAGTCGGCAAGACCCCAAGGAGAGCCTGAAACGCGAACATTAGGAATATGAATGATAGGAATAGTGCCGAGAGGATTAGGTCGTGAATCAATAAGTTCGTCATTGATATACTCCTCAATAATGTCATCTGTCAAGATTTCAGTGTAAGTGAATACCTGCCGAGTTCCTTCAAGCGAGGTGCCCCAGAATCGGTACTTTAGCTTGAATCGGATCAACCGTTCGCGGTCATGCGGGTGAAACTCGGGGAAACAAAACGATGCGTTAAGTGGCAAGATGCGAACCTTGCCTGGGTGCATACGACCAATGGTGTCAGCGTAAGCTTCTTCATAAGCAACCTTAACAAAGCAATCTCCAGAGACTGAGCCTTGCTGACCCATTTCCCAAAGCACAGTACCTTTGTCGTTGTCAGTATCCCAAACGCGTTCTAGAAGATCGGGCACAATGCCTTCGGTCTGCTTAGGGCTACGGAAGTGCATTCCATGCCCAAATGAGAAGTTGATAATGTAATCTGTGAGCGCACGGTAATAGTTAAATACCATTGAGGGCTCACCAGCCTGACGGCGGTAAGATGTATGATGGCCTAGGTACATAGCCCAGTTAAGGGAATAACGGTTTAGGCGGGGGCCGTGAACTTCAAATTCTTCATCAGCAAGTTCTACAAGACCCAAAGGTGAAATGGAGATAGTAAGGTCAGACGATGCCGCCCTATAACTGGGTGGCGAGAAGTCAATACTCATTTACACATCTCTCCAAGTAGTAGACTTAATAATACCATAGTTCTTAACCACGTAGATGTTCGCCACGAATCAAGTTACGCCCCATAGGCTTAGTAACTTTTTTCTTTTGGGCGGCTTCTTTTTTGTCTTGCTCTTCTTTTACGTAGTCGCGGAAACGTGGGTCAATATCTTTTTCATGGTCAACAAATCTTCCGCCAACTTGAATGTAGCGCGAGTGTACCCAGTGGGCAGCAGCAGGTGACGGGTATACGCGAAACTTAGATTTAGCCTGTGCGACATACATGTTCCACAACTTAGGGTTAGCAGGCAACTGCTTAGGACCTTGTTGTACAGACTTGCCTTGAATAAGAGCCATGATAAATCCTTAGTGCCCCCCTCTAGCGTAAGGATCTAGAGGGAGGCGTCCCAGGTAGCGGGCTATTAGTCCTGAACGACAGCAGGGCTTAGGCGGAACTGATGTCCACCATCGCGGAAGACCTCTTCAAAATGATTGTCGCCATGGTCAGCAAAAGCTTCCGAGGCAAACTCATTAAGAACAGTTGGTGCTTCCACCCAAGCAGCAGAACCAACGTGAGCACGCTCACGCATTGTTTCTTCAGGGAACTTTTCGAAGACGTTCTGGTTGTGGTTCGGACGGCCTGGTGCTGGGATGTATCCCTGCATAGCGCCCTTGGTGAACTCCATAGGAACATCGGTATCTGTTGCGATACCTTCTTCAAAACGTAGCGGACCACGTTGACCAGGCAGGGCTGGGCTCATGGTACGGTCGTATACAGTGCCTGGACGCTCTGGGAGCTGTGGCGCTGGTGCGATAATTTCTGACATTGGGAGAATCTCCTTAAATTAAGGTTGAGGTTACCTCACTTAAAATTGTGCCATTTATTAAGTGATTTGTATGACTAAACGCGACTTATCTGTAGAATGGTGAGCTTGATGTTTCTGCCTCTGGCATGGTGATGTCCAGAGTCAAAGAGCAAGCAATAGCAAGCGAGTCAGCATAATCATCATGAGCGTGTGCCTCATCAGGGGCTGCTGCCATGAAGTTAGGTCCCTTGAACTTAGTCTCAAGGTCGGTCATCTGTTGGTAAAAGCGCTTCCAGTTGCGTAAACGGCGGGTCTTAGCGTGGGCAGGAAAACCTACCATGCGGCGGTCAATAAGTTGTTTGAGATGCTTCCAACGCTTAGATTGCTCGGTTGGGCTACTTGTTAGAGAGATTACATCGGCTCGTGGCATTAATAGCTTAAGGCGCTGAGCTACTGCGTCACCAACACCATTAGCATCTACTCCAATAAGGAACACATTGTAGTTTGAGAGAAAAGTTTGAATTTGGAAATACTGGTCTTCCCAGTCATCTCCTTGAATTTCAAGCCAGTTAAGTACTCGGTGGTCATAGTACCCAAACTCATCTGGGCGATCCCAGTCCACCCATACAACAGTAACTACCGTTGAGTCCATTTTTCGGGCAGGGTCAATACCGACCACAACAGGGCTACGATGCCACGAGCGAACAACTTCTTGACTGGTATCACCTAGATCATCCATAACTGTAGAGGTAATGAACATACCCTTTTCCAACATCCACTTACAGTTGTAAGACATTTGGAATTCATCTGAGTCTTCGCCAATGCGCATGACTTCTTTTTTAATGAACTTTTCGTACTTAGGGTTGATTTTAGAGACGTCTCGCCAGTCCCACTGAAAGTGATTTTGGCGCTTGCCCCTGTTAGTTTGACGGCGCTTATTGAGTTGAATAGAGCGGTAAAAGTTGTTCTTAACGTTTGTTGGCGTTCCTGTCTTAACCATTGTTCCTGAGTAGTATGCGAGCATAGGGCTAATAGATTTAGATACAATAAAGTCATCAGCGCCTTGACACTCATCAATAACTACTAGGTGAAATGACTTAGATTCAATTTTAGCGCGAGGGTTAGCCGTCATCATCATAAGTGTAGAACCAGAGTTCTTAAGTTTGATCTGACGGGTAATGCCAGGAACTTTTCCTAAAGAGTCGTCAATTTCAGAATCGTTAAGGATTTCTTGAGCACGTTCGGATGTAAGGCGATTGACAGTTCTACCAAACAGCGTTTCTACCTGCCCTTCAACAGGAGCAAACATGCCAATCCAGATACCATCTTTAAACTGCCCAAGTAAGTCTGGGTACATTTGAGCAAGGCGCGGAAGTAGAACCATAAGTGTGGCTACTGTGTTAGCAATGGTTTCAGACTTGCCAGACTGGCGTGCTGCGAGGGCTGTAATCTCTTCGCCATCGTTAATAATGACGGATTCCATAATTCGGCGGGCTAGCGGAATTTGATAGGGGTGAAGCCCATGACCTACAAGGGCTTCCATAAACTGCATCATTTTGTCAATGAGCATGGCGACAAATTCTTTAGATAATTCGTCTAACTCTTCTTCTTCAGGTTCATTAAGCAGAATGTCGGGGTTCTGCTCATCTTCCTCTGAAGACTCTAAATAGAACTGATGTTCAGTCATGTCTTATTACCTCTTGAGGCGTAGGTGTAATGTTATCCGTAACTAATCATGTGATTAGCGTGTCTCGTTCTATATCAGGCTAACTGAGTTCCATACAACAATCTTGTTAAAATACAACTTTTTGTACAAAAGAAAACCCCAACCGAAGCTGGGGTAATCTTTGTCACCTTAGGAGAGGATAAGAAGTGAGCAGTTATAACTATAGCATACTACGCTTATGTAACTCGGCTACTAGATAATGAATAGCCTCCGCACCGATAAGCATGTCACTTAAATCAGTTATTGCTTTAGTCTTTATATACGCAGACGTAGCTCTATTAGTCTCATTCATTGCCTGCTCAATCCATAATGGAAGATCTGCAGTAGGGATGCGCTCTACTCGCCTAACCAGTTTTTCGGAGAACGCGATAGGGGGTTGCGGCTTTTTCCAAAACATTAGTCCCATTCTAAAAGCTCCTCTAATGTTACGTCTAACTCTCTTCCCCAAATTGCTGCTGTAAGCGCCTCAGTCTCATCCTGAGCTCTTCCAAACCACCCAATAACCAAGCCAGGCTTAGTGAAAGGTAATCTAAAAACAAGGCAACTGCCTTTACGATAAGGCTCATCGATTTCATTAGTCCATCCCTTTTCTACAATAGGTAAAGCATTCCTATGTGGGTATTTAATTATCTGTCCGTATAGTGATCCAATATTAATCATTATTTATTTCTTCCTATAATTTGATCAATTGTGGCGTACTTTCCCGCTTGCGCTTTACGGGATTGTTTAGCCTTCTTAGAGTAGTAACTCTGTGAGTGACCAGATACCTCACCTTTATTAGACCAGTTATCAAGTTCGCCCTGCATATATTTACCTTTAGAGTCAGCAAGCCTAAACTCACGCCACAAAGACGGGGGAACATCGTAGTAGTTGTAAAGGGTCCCATCTCTAAATTGAATAGTTAAAATAAAGTTCTTTTTATCGTATCCAGCAGCCAATGTACGCGGCTGCTCTACGTTAGAAGTAGAAGTAGGGTTATCTGTTAGTGGGGCCCATTTTGAGCCGTCAGAGGCCTCTTCTGGGGTACTAACATTCTCAGGATCTGGCTGGTCAAGCTCTAGTTGCTCAAGTTCTTCTTGGAGCATGCTGGAGTAATCTTGTTGATTTAAGTCACTCCAGAGTTCATCTGGTTCGTAAACGGACATCAGTCCTCACATTCGTGTTGTGCAGTTTCCGTGTCGCGAACACGGGCATGGCAATCATAGCACCTAAGCCACACAGGAGGTTCAAAGTTATTTTGAGCAGTGGCTCCGTCTGCAAAGTCCGACCCATCTTCAGGAAATGCTTGGTCGTACTCATAATTAACGGGTTCTTGAGCAAATAGCTCTGGGGGGAACGGGCCCATAGGACGCGTAATTCTGGTGGGAACTGGGTGCCCTTGAAAAGTTTCTACTGTCCTAATTACATGCATAGACTAATGATAGCAAAAAAGCGCCCCGTAGGGCGCTTTCCTGGAAGTTAAGATTTACGTGGTTTACTAGCGCTGGCAACTTCGTTGTCAACTTTAGCAAACGCTGCATCAATCTCGTCATGCGTAAGGTCTCCGTCAATAAGGTAAGACCTAGCAAGCTCTTCGGATACGACTGCTACGCCCATGAGGGCGGCAAGACCAGCGGTCTTCCATACAGCAATACCCACTAGCGACCCTGCGCCTATAGTTCCTAGACCAGTAGCAATAATTACGGCAACCATACGGCTCACTATTGCGCGAGCTTTGCGTAACATTTACTTAACCTTTTTAGCCGACTTTGCTGATGCCTCTACAACTTCAGTAGCAATCTCAGCTATTTCTGGCGGAAGTGCGTTAATGCCAAACTTTACTTCGTTTGGGTTTAAGGCTGCAATAATTGGACCAAACGCACCCGCAAGAGCGGCTACTGCCAAGTCTTTAGGTTCGGTTTTGCCTGCAGCAAAAGCAGCAGCAATAGCAGCAATAGCAGCATAAGCGTATTGTTCTGCAATAGCAATAAGTTTCTTGTTGTTCATGATTCTCCTAATTAGGACGGTTGTTGTCAATGTGATGCTCAAGACGATCTTGAAGCTTCTCTACTTGACGTTCAATACGGTTGACAGCATCGCGCATACTGGATCCGCCATTTGGCTTATACTGCGTTTCTAACGCGTCTAATCTATCCGTAATTTCGTCAAGTTTTTCTAAACGAGTAGTTATTTTATTAACAAATCTAAAACCCGCGTATAAAAGTCCAATAATTTCAATAACAGTGATTAGAATCTGAGAGGCTGAACTGGTGTCAGAAAGCGACATGCTAAGGACCTTAATAGTGAGGTTAAATGTGCTTATACCATGGTGTTGTACTAATAAAAACCCGTTACTACAATTAAACCGTATTTTGCATGGTACGTCTTGCTCAATTTGCATTTGTCATACACATGCTGTACGATTTCTGTAACTTACTTAGGAGAACACCTTGAATAATGCCCCATCATTTGACGGAACCCAACCCTGCATGAAAGTAGACCCAGAGTTGTTTTTTCCAGAAGTATATGTAGAAGTAGACGAAAATGGTAAAGAGCGACGCCCATCTGCACATGCATTAACTGTTTACAAACGTGCAGTGGCTAATGCTAAAGAAGTATGCAATGGATGTTCTTTTGTAAGCCCTTGCTTAGAGTACGCAGTAAAGACCAATGCATACGGAGTTTGGGGAGCCACGGATGAAAAAGACCGCCGCCGTATTAAAAAGAACATGAGAATACAAAAGAGCACCCCGTAGGGTGCTCTTCTGCTTGAGGTGTTTTATAGACCGTAGTTACGCGTAATACCAACGGCTAGGTTATCCGTACCCGTTGTAAGAACTGTACCAGCTGCTGGGGACTGAGCCGAAACAACTCCATTCTTAGGACGGAATACAAGCGCTGTTGCGCCAACTGTTCCTGTGCAACCAGCGGCATTAACGGTGAAGCTAACTGTGCTAGGTACTGCAGAAACTACTACGTCAGCAAGGTTAAGCGTAGTGTTGGAAGAACCGCTCAAATTAACCGTGTCGCCAACCGAAAGGTTGTGGGCAGTTCCCGAGGTAACCGTAAGGGTTGTGCTTGTTGTAGCGACAGTTGTTGCGGTGATATCAGTTGAGAACTGAAGGAACCCTGGCTTTAGAGCCGCAGAACGAATCTTTTGGATTGCGTTTGAGATCGGCAGACCAACAACGTTTGGTACAACGTATGTTGGGTAGTAGTCTGGGTAACCCACGCGACTTGTTGTAACAATCTCGTGGTTATCTAATGCTGGGTTTAGCTGACCCGATGGGTACAGGTAAGTTGAAGCCCAACCATTATCACCAAGTGATACGTTAGCCGAACCCGAGAAGGCCCCACTATTCTTGATTACAGCACCAGCGGCTGTTACAGCCGTAGTTGTAGTATTAGCCACAGAGAACGAACTAGCTGTAGGTGCAGGTGTAGTTAGCACTGTTGCGTTTACAGCATTGTATCCTGTTGGAGCCATTCCAGAAATAGTAACCTTGTCTCCACCAGCTAGGCCATTTGCCGAGTCTGTGTAGTAAGTTACGTTAGTTCCGTCACCAACAACGCCAGTTCCTGCTGTGCCCGATACCTTAAGGATCTTGAAGCTTGTTCCAGGAACCGACAGGGTCTTTGAGTCAACAACAGTTACTACGCCATTTACGTTGTAGTTAGCATTGCTAGCACCTGTAATCGCTACAGACTGACCTGAAGTGAGGTTATGTGGGAACGCAGTTACGTACTGATTTCCCGTTGAAGCCGAGAATGTAATAACAGCGGCAGAAGCTACTGTATTAGCATTAACTGCTGGGTTAATTGTTACAGTACCTGAACCAATTGCGGTAATAACTGTACCTGCAGCAATACCTGTTGAAGCAGTTGCGCTAACGCCCATACCAACAGCAAGACCAGAAGTCGAAGTGATGGCTAGAGAAGTAGCAGCAGCGGCAGCAGTCGCAGTTGTTGTGGAAGTTGATCCTGCGTAAGCTACAACGCCAACAGCAGACACAACGCGAGCCTGAGCTCCACCAAGTGGTGACTGATTTGTGATAGCACCATTAGCGTATGAGGCTACTGTGTCAGTTACAGTACTGTTGAAGATAATTGACGTTGAGCCAGTTGCAGCAATTGTACCTTCAATGTTGTATGAGTTAGGAATGATACCCGTAACTGATACAACTTGACCTGCAACAAGACCGTGGCCTGAAGCAACAGTGTATGTAACTTGAGCACCATTAGCTGAAACACCTGTGATAGCAACCTGTGCAGCACGAGCATCGTTAGGCTGAATTGGGAACGTGTCGCCCCATTCAAGACCGACCTGGTAGTTAGATGCAGCAGCAGCAGCCGATGATGTTGGAAGCCATGCGTTTTCCCAAGGGCCGTTAGAAACGAGTGTATCGTTAATAACAGTACCCTGTGAAACAGAAGCAGTAGCAACAACTGATGGTGCCTTAACAGTGAAGGTGTTAGTTCCAGTTACAGAAGCAACAACTGCTGGGGTACCAAATCCAAGAGTGCTGTCATTAGCAAGGCTTGGATTGAAGTTAAATGATGCGGAGCCAGTTCCATAAATGATTACTGGTGATCCTGCTACAAGGTTGTGCGCACTTGTAGTTGTGTACGACAAAGTCGTGGTGTTGTTAGCAGACGCAGCAGATACAGCGAGTGTACGTAATGGGTCTGTAACAGGTAGTTTACTCTGGTTATAACCAGAGGTTTCCTTGTTTGCCATAAGAGTTTAATCCTTCCTTAGGCGTTGAATAACTAGTTATTTTGCCAACTGTATAGCGGTGAAGAAGGAGATGCCTCTCACGTCTTCTGGCATATTCAGTGTATCTAATTCTGTTTCAGGCAACTGCCTAAACTAATTAGTTTCCTATCTTGGGTTTTCTTCTTCCCATGATCGGTTCTGGTCATGCGCGTTTTCATGCAGAATTACATTTGACTCAAGATGGTCAGCATCTCGCCCTGTAATGTTTATTCCGCATTCACGACAACGTTCTTTAAATGACTCATGCCTACGGCTACTGTCATTAGAACGGTCTTGTGGGATTTCTGGAATGTAACCCTTGCGAGGAGACATGTCGCTTTTACTTGGTTGCCATTTAGCCATTATCTATCCTAGTTCTGGTGTTCCCCGCTGGCTCCACGCCCAGGGCTACTGTATGAAAATACTGAAGGTAGCTCAATATTTTTTGGAAAGGTTCTTAGACCAAACCGCGAATCCCGAATAGGCTCTGGCTTGGCTACTGCGCTAGAAAAATTAACCTTGCGGTTCATTTTTTATTTATCCCATCTGTTTTGCTGTAAAGCCTGCGTAGGGATGCCGCGAACACCGCCAGTTACTTTAGTAATAGCATCACGGAAATCTCTAGGGCTTGCCTTTGACCGATTAAGTAGATAGCGCTCTAAAGCCTGAGACTGTAAGTCAGAGGCTGGTTTAAGGTTACTCTTTTTAGGCATGATTAAAAAAACGGCTTTTCGATACCTGTTGTGGGATTTCCGTGGTGGTCATTTCCAAAGCCGCTTGAAGGGTTGTCTAACTCATTTAACTCATTACCTGATGGAGGGGAGCTAAAAGGAACAGCTACTGCTGGACGTGGCTTTGGGTTAAGCACTTCAGCAGGATATTTTCCTGCGTTGCCTTCATCAGGCTGCAAAAATTGGGCGGAACGAGACCCAATTTGCTGTCCTAAAGCACCACCAATTTTTGCACCAAGTACTGTTCCCTCAGGACCAGCTAAAGTTCCTATACCACCACCAATAAGCTCTCCAGCGGTTTTTCCTAAAGTTTCTCCAAGACCTGCTTTAATGGTAGCTTTGCCCTTACCAGGGTTGCGGCTTTCGTACTCTTCTTTAAGGCGGTACTTATCAGCAAGTTCTTCACGGCGGTTTTGTGACTTATAGCGCTCTAGTTCAGCCTGGTTCTTAAACAGTGCACGCTGGTTAGCGCCTTTAATGGCACGTTTAATGCCACGATTCCACACACCCTGAATCATGCCAAGGCCTTGTTGTCCACCTACCTGCTGGTTAGAGTTGGCCATTCCACCAATATTATTAATATCCATAGACATTACTTTTCGTTCTCCTTCTTGCCAGCGCGGCGCTTATTTTCTTTAGCTACGTTTTTAGAGTGGCTCATTGCCTGCAAATTACTTTGCCCATCGTGGCCTTTACGACCACCATTATCTTTATGGTCAACGTCTGTGTTCTTAGAAAGCTTTCCATGCTTATCCTCATAATCCACACGGGCTTTATTGCTTGACGTTGTTTCCCACTTGCCGTTTACTTTTTTCTTGTAAACGTAAATTGGACGACCACCATTTTGCTCAGAGCCTTTATACGGACCAAATCGCTTTGCTTCAGACATTACAGCCGTCCTACAGGAGCAACTTCTTGCGACTTACCAGAAGTATCTTTAGCGGTTGTGTCTGTATTGCTTGACATAGAAACATCTGTTGGGGCTGACGTACTCGGCCTAAACTGTGAAGATGAGCTAGCAGGGGTAGGTACTGAAGAGGACATGCCTGTTGGAGCGCTAGAAGAATTTAATCCGCCAAACAGTGCTCCTAAAGAGAACCGCGTGCCAGGGGCACGAAGGGCCGCTGAGTCGGACGCTGAAGGCGCAAAAGTATCTGAGCCGCTGCTAGCAGGAGTAGATGAAGTCCCGCTATATTTAGGAACTGCAGGGGCTTTACCTACTGTGGAAGTGTCGTACTTAATATACTGAGCACTGCCACCACGCTTACCTTGAATAGCGTCTGACCAGCCTAAGTACTTACCTGAGCCTTTTCCGCCCCATAGTTGGTCGTACCTAACTTTACCCACGCGGTCGCCATTAGCATCTGTAGAATACACATAGCCACCACCAGCAGATACCGCAACGTGGCCTTGTTGCGTGTCAGCATTGCCAGCGTAAAAAACAGGAACACCAGCAGGAGGAGGGGTATCGGTGTTGTAATGTGAGGAGCCTTGTTTCTTAGCCCAGTCATTGTATTCTTTAGCTGTGTTGTAAACTCCAGTATGCCCAAGAATAGATGACTCACCAAAAGTTTGGCATAAACCATGATCATGAGATTGGCCGTTTGCGTGAGCAGCGCGTGCTGTAATAGTCTTCCAGTCAAGCCCATCATTGTTAACAATGGTGGATGGAATAGCCTCGGGAGTTGCTTTAGCTGCAGTGGTTGTAGCAGCTTTTACTTTAATAGGATTAGGCGCAGGTGCAACAGGTGCTGGACGGTCTACAGTAGACTTTATAGCAACTGTTTTAGCCCGTGCTGTACTAGCAGCAGCAGGCTTTGTAGAAGTTGGCACAGGGGCCGCAGGAGGTCTCGGCAACATTAGTTAACCCGAGTAATATTAACATTTTGTCCAGGAATAGACATGCTACCTGAAGTAAAGTGGTGAAGTCGGCGATTCTTACTCTTGCCTTCTTCTTCATCCTTTTTAGACTTAGAAGCGTTTTCTTCCTCAGCTTTAGCCGCATCTTTTTCTGCGGTCGCTGCGCCTTCTTCGGCCTTTACTGCGCCTTTAACGCCAGTTTCAGCGGCATCCTTAGCAAGAGCCTCTCCACCTGCACGACCAGCCTGTGCGGCCAGCTCAGCGCCTTTAACGGCCTCTCCAGCGCCAGGTACTACCATAGCTGCGGTAGCACCAAGTGCGGCAGCTCCCCAAGCTGCGGATTTAAGAGCATCGCCCCAATTACCTGACTTGGCAGAGCGGTACGCTTGACCCCAGTCTTTAGCACCAAGCATTGTGTTAGCAGCTACGTCTACTGCGCCATGCACGGCGTCTTGGGCTACATTGCCCCATCCACCTTGACTTTTAGCATAACCAGAGGCTATGTCAGAAAATTGGGATGCACCATTCTGCATTGTGTCAACCATGCCATCAGACATTATCCACCCGTTCCTAGCACGACATCTCGTGCTGCGTAGCTTGTGCTATAACGCTGATAGGACGGCCGAGGACCAGAGAACATACCAACGTTACTATTTCTAAATTGTACATTGGATAAACGGGGAAATACCCCTTTACTATTCATTACTTATCGTCTTTAGCCTTTTGGGATGCAATCCAAGCATCAGTCCAACCATCGGAAGCGCCGCCGACTGGACGCCATTTAAGATGTGAGTTTTCTTTTTCTTCATTAGTGCGCATGTCAATGTGATGCTCATGCCAAGGGTCGCAATGATTGCAGTCTTTTTGATTGCCCATCATCTCATCGCGGTGTAGTCCGCTGATGTGCTCTTTGAAGTGGTCGCGGTTAGTCATTTGTTTCAACTTTCTTTGGTAGATCGCCCTTAGGCGTGTGCTTTTCCCATTGGGATGCCATACGTGGGTGTTTTGCCCACATCCAACGGCGTTGTGCGTCTGACTTAAACGGCATTACGCGTCCTCAAGCTCTCGTTCACGTGTACGTCTAGTATGACGTGTCCATGGGCTTTCTTCTTCTTGAAACTCTTCGTCTTCTTCACTCATTTTTGTCTTTTTCGGCCTGTTCGCGGGCTTTTTGAGCGAGAAATGCTGGATGACGACCCTTTGCAGCCTCTAGAAGGGAGTCTTGGTCACCAAATTTGGCTTTGCGGTACTCATCTAAGTTAATAACACGCGCACCATCTTGTGCTTTATCGTTAATAGCCATTAAAATTCCCTCTTTGATGTCGCTGGGTCTGCATTCTGTGCATAATGGTCACCGAATGCTCGTGCTGCACGATCATCTCGAAACGCGGCTAAGGCCGTACTTACACCCTGTTGGGGATGTGGGGGTTGAAATGATTGTGCAAGCTTATTAAAGTGTAATGCATGTAGTTGCTCAATGTTCATTAACGTAGTCCTTTTGTGCTAGATGAGTTTACTAACCACTCTTGCTCGTTTCCAAGGCTAGGTACTCCGTAGTCTTCCATGCGAATTCCACGAACAGAGCCAGGACCAGCCGTGTACACCCGTGCAGCGCCTCGTCCTCTTGGGGTATCTGCAAAACGTTTAGCTACATCGTGAGATTCACTAAATGAATGATAGCCCTGCAAGTTCTCTGCGGGATGATGGCTTGAGCCTGTATACAAGGAAACTGGGTTAGGACGAGAGTTTCTCTTTACTTCTGTGTTAAGTGCTTGTCCCGCTGCTAAATCAATATACGAACCAAAAAGTGCACGGCCATTGCTAGAACTTATCCTGTGCCTTTTTAACGCATGTCTTACTAGTTCTTCATGTGGCCTGGCTACTGATAGATCGCGTTCCATCTCATCTACACGTAAATCGTTTTCCGCGCGTTGGCGTGTATAAATACCTGTAGAAGGAAGGGAGCGAGCATAGTCAGCATACTCAGAGTGGGTCATCTCTGCGCCAGAGAATGGGTGTCGCATATTACCTTGAGTTAATTTCTTTGTGGCAAGGTCATGCCACTGTGCTCCTCTATCCATTAGATGTGCACTCCTCACAAAAATGCGGATGCTCGCCTCTACCAATGGTCTTAGCAATGTGATGGATGTACTCAGGATTAGTTGTTGTGTATGGAGCAAATGTTGAATGCTTATCGCACTTAAGCGTGTACTTGTCTTGTCTGTGAGTTCTATCGCTTACACGTAGTTTTTGAATGCTTAAGCCAGATTCTCTATTGGTGCGTACATGTTCGTAAGCGTCATCAAGCATGTGAGGTTTAATCCACTGTTTAGAGGCATGCGAAGCTGCAGTAACGTTTTTGTAAATGTCTTCAGAGGTAAGGTGCGGCAAGTCGCGCCATTCATTTTCTGTAGCCATTAGTGCTTTACCCCACCCTCATCAAAATGGGTTTTCAAAGTCTTAGCAGCGTTCTCACCAAGAGTGCTACCTACGGTATCTACATAAGTCTTAGCAAAAGCCTCACCATGACCTGATGCAGGTGATATGTGATGAGCAGCTTCATGAAGAATTGCCCCAACTTCCATTCTCCGACCAGGAAGAATGCGCCCTCTTGGATTGAAGAACGTGTCTCCAGGCTTGCCGCACCAGTCCTCTGAGTTTGTTTGAGCAAATGCATGGATATCAAACTTGCCTAAACGGCGATCAATCTTTACTCGGGCCTCTGGATTACCCGTCACCTTACGCACAAGACGCTGTGCACGCCAAGGGCCCATCTTACGACCAAGAGTTTTATCTGATCTAATTGCAGACCATTCAGAGCCGTACAAGGCTTTTGTTTGGTCAAATTGAGGAGTTTCTTCCATTAGAACAACTTACCTTGATTGCCACGATTAGCTACGTGGTCAGCGATGTGCTGGGGATCTTTGAAAGTTTTACAATGCTCACAGGTCATACGAGCGCTTGGCTCTATGCCCATTTTGTTTTCGTGATTGACTACATCAATTGGGAAACGAAAAGTACGGCTACCATAAATTGCTCGTGCCGAAGTAACACCTGGGATAGGGTTTGGCGTTTTCGCCATCTAAGCCTCCTGATAATAAAAGTGACTTAGCGTGCAGAGCGCGTAGTGATATCTTCAGGACCAGCTTCAGCGGTTTGCTGTTGTCCCTCTTCAATTGCCTGAAGGCACGCAGGGCAATGCATGCCCTTGTCGTTATGCTGTCCAGCTTTATGGTAATCGCGGGCAACTACGTCGCCGTCAATGTCAAAGTGAGCCGTATGTTCATTACCACGGCTAGCATAGCCTTCTTTAGCCTCAACCGCTTTGCTCATGTCGATGCCTTCTCCGCAACCAACACAGTGATGTCCGCCAGCAGCTAGACCCTTACCAAATTCTTTTGAACGACTCATGAATTCATTATCTCCTAAAACGGCTCTTTATTCTTGTCCAACTCTAGACAATACGCAACATACGCATCACCCAGCATACTCATCAATTCAGGCAACTGCCTGGAATGCCTCGCATCAAAATGACGTTTCCAATCTGTAGCATATTTGTACATCGAAGCACAACCAGCATTTATATCAGAAAAAGCAACATCAGCAAAACGCCCCACCGAGCCCTCAGTGCCACGCTGCTCCATCAACCAGGAAGTAAACATACCCAATGATAGCCAAACCCGCAATCTCTGTCTTAGCAATCTCCCACTTTAGGCTACTGCCAGCCCTCTCCACCTTCCACCTAAGCGTGAGGCCTGCCCCCACGCGCTCGGGCGTGTCGCTTAAGGGCTACCCCTCCTAAATAGGTAGCCTGAGCGTTATCCACAGCCCTACAACAAAAAAGTTTCAGCGGTGAATAATTGCCTGATTATGGTGTAGTCTCTTAAGTGTCAGAGAGCGAGAAACACTCGCGTAAATGACGAAAGGGGTTCACATGCTTACTGTGAACATTACACGCGAGAGCGTGCCACAAAAGTTGGCGGAACTTAACGGTTCTTTCTTCTACGTGGAGTACACGTCCAAGCAGACAGGCGAAGATAAGTCTGGCTTGTACACTACGAACGTACGTAAGTACGGACGTACGGGCAAGGGTCTATCGTATGACCCCACCGAAAAGCGTCTAACGCAGGTCACCGACATGATTGCGGCACGACGTGCCAAACGTCACGGGGGCTCGTCCGACCGCATGCTCTGGTGGGACGGCGTTAAGATTATCCGTGTCCGTGCCAAAGGTATTGAATACCACGTCCATTAACAAGCCTGAGAGGGGGCGCAAGCCCCCTCTCTCTATCCCTTAAGGAGGGGTCATGATAGAGAACATCATCAACATTGCCAAAATTGGTATCGAGGACTTGGAGTATCAAGCCAACCAACTTGGCAAGTATGACAACAACACCGACATGCTAGTGCTCGCGGACAGCAAGCGCGAAATTGCCGACGCTATCCGCCAACTCATCAACCTAGCCGAACAGTACGACAGGCTATGAGTAAGCACAAGCGACCACAGCCACCGCTACGCCTGACCCTTCGGGGTCAGGTCGTAGTGGCGGGGCTAACCATTATCGCAATCCACTATGGATTAATAGCACTGTCATACATGTGCCAGTTCATCATTAACCACCATTAGGAAACCCTGCTAGGTAGTGCACAGCCTAGCCTTAACCTATACTGGAGGACGCCATGCCCCCTAGCCACAGCCGATTAACAGCGCGGTGGCTAGGGGGTTTTTTTATTCTCCCCGAAGGGGGCGGGGTGGGAGGGCCAACACAAACATCATGGCTTTACGGGTGTAGGCGACAAACTGTACCCCAAACCCCAAAAGAGAGAAGCTTATCCACAGCCCTACAACAAAAAAGTTTCAGCAAAGAATAATTGGCTGATTATGGTATAGAGTTGTCTTATTGGTTAGGGCGACGACCGACGGGTGTGGGCGGAGACACCGCCCACCCCTAATCATGTGAGAGAGGACGTGCTCCCATGGATGCACAAACCGACTACGAGATAGTCACCTATCAAGGTGGCTATGCTACAGTCATAAGCCCTGACGGTTGCGACGCACGCGTAATGCGCTTCGCGGACAACGGTCGCACACACGTGGTGCTCAAAACCTTTACGGGCGAAACAGCGCACCAGGACGCGGAACGCCTAGTACTGAGTTACGTACTGCGCCTAGTGCACGGATAGCCAACTGGGTAGCCCTTCGGGGCTACCCTTTATCCACAGCTTATCCACAAGCTGTGGAGAGGCCCAACACAAACAAGCCAAAAGCCATAGCCCGCCCTAATGGCGTTAAGGCTGGCTTTTGGCTTGTTTGTGTTGGCCTTGCTTCACTTATCCACAGCCCTACAACAAAAAAGTTTCAGCAAAGAATAATTGGCTGATTAGGTGATAGATTAGTTTCATAAGCACGAGAGAGGGAAACACTATGCTTAAACGCTCTAATGATGCCAAAGTTACTAACCTAATACGTGTTAGTAATACGGCTAAAGGCATTAAGTACGTTAGTAATCTAGCCAACTCATTCGGGTTGCCTAGCGGGCTATCGTTCTCATGCCCTGGCGCTACGTCAGTCTGTGAGTCTGTCTGCTACGCGGGCAAACTTGAACGACTACGTCCAAAGGTTCGCAATGTACTACAGCACAACTGGGATCAGTTGCGCAATGCGAACTACAGCACGATGTTCAAACTGCTATCAGTAATGATTCGCGGGTTCGATGCAGAGTGTGACGAGAAGGATGCAGAGAAGTTATTCCGCATCCACTGGGATGGCGACTTCTTCAACGATGACTACACGCAAGCGTGGGGAGACGTTGTAAGAGCCAACCCGCAGATTCGGTTCTGGGTTTACACTCGCACCGAGAAGAGCGCTATCATGCTACAGGATATGAGACTAGATAACCTAGCCTTGTACTTCTCAACCGATAGCGCCAACAAGTCAATAGGCGAAAGCCTAGCGATAAATCACGGAATCAAGTTAGCCTACCTCGCGGACACATTCGCGAACGGTAAAGCTGACATGGAATCCATATCGCTCAAGTCAGTGCGATGCCCTGAGAATAACAAGGCTATCAAAATCATTGACGAGAACGGTAGCGCATGCATCAAGTGTGGTGCTTGTGTATTCGGTCGCAATAACGTACTATTTAGTGCGACTAAAAAATAAACCAACGGGCGGGGGAGCAATCCCCCGTCCACCTATTGAGGGAGTACTACAATGACTATGAATACTTACTGTAGCGAAATTGACCACGACGGTTACAGCGGGCTATGGGTTATCCACGAACTAACCGAGGACAGCAAGGGCATTGAAATCAAGTTCAACGTCAATGATTCCTGGTCAGATAAGGATACCTACCTATTCGGGCGTACATGCGTACGAGCAGAGCGTGATGAATACCGAGGTGAGGAATGCGCCGAGAAGCCATGGAAGTTCACCAACACAATGATGGACATTCTGCAAGAGGACATTGACAACGGATGCCAGAACATGGATCATGTCAGTCAGTTCTTGAATGATGCTAAGTTCATTACAGTCCTAGACAGTTACGAACGACTATAAGCCAAGCCACCCAGCCCACTTCCCTCGGGCTGGGTGGCTTTTTTATTGCCCCAACACAAACAAGCACAAAGCACAGCTCGCTTTTGGCGTTAAAGCTGTGCTTTGTGCTTGTTTGTGTTGGCCTGTCATATCCCTTTAAACAATGGCCTAGAAGAGAAGTTATCCACAGGCTTACAACAAAAAAGTTTCAGCAGAGAATAATTGGCTAGTTATCGTGTAGTGTTGGAGACATCAAGCCAACGGCACGCAACGGCTGGCGCGGAAGTACCGCGTACCGCTGTGGCGGACACGCACCTAGTGCGTGTGTCAGGGTGTGCACGTTCGCTTGTGTGAGAGGGGTGTTGCTTTATGGCACACAATCTTGAAATGAATAACGGCAACGTTGCATTCGCTTTACGCGGTGCACCTGCATGGCACGGGCTGGCACAGCACGTCTTCACCGAGGACGAGCACGTCACTACCGCGCAGATGTTGGACAGCGCGTTGCTGTCGGGTTGGAATGTACGTCTTGAGGACATCATTCTGCCCGAGGGTTACACAACCGACAAGGCACACCAGATGGTGGTGCGCGACAATCCATTCCCTGATAAGGCTGGAGAGCGCAACGTCCTAGGTGTTGTCGGAGAGCGTTACCACACCTACCAGAATGAAGAGTTATTCGCTTTCGGCGATAACCTGCTTGATGGTGGTGGCTATTGGGAGTCTGCTGGCTCTATTAAGAATGGTCGCGTGGTATTCGGTTCTCTCAAGTTGGATAAGGACTTCGTCCTAGACCCACAAGGCATTGCAGATAAGACCGAGTCTTACCTGCTCATTACGACCTCGCACGACGGTTCAGCCGCTATCCAAGCGATGACAACCCCAGTGCGCGTAGTGTGCCAGAATACGCTTAACGCCGCGCTTGATGGTACTAAGCAGTCCTACAAAGTCCGCCACACTGCCACGGCTGGTGGACGCGTAGACCAAGCGCGACTAGCGTTGGGACTCACGTTCGATTACATGGACAAGTTCCAAGCAACCGCCGAAGCGCTGTTCGCCACGTCAATGACGGACAAGCAATTCCACGACATCGTCAAGGCTCTGTACCCAGAACCTGCCGAGGACGCTGGCAAGGCAAGCGTGACCAAGTACGAGTCCAAGATTGAACTAATCAGCGACCTGTACTTCGATAGTCCAACTCAGTTGGGTATCAAGGGAACCGCTTGGGGAGCATACAACGCGCTCACAGAGCGTGTGGATTACTTCCGCCAAGGTCGCTTGGTCAAGGGTGCTCAGAACTCTGAGGACGCTCAACTAGCGAGCGCGTCAGGCTTCGACGCACAAGCCACAGCCGAGAAGAACCGCATTCTAAGCGCGGTACGCGAACTCGCTGGGGTATAGCAAGCCCAATAAGGAAACCCTCTAGCCGAAAGGCTAGGGGGTTTTTTTATGCCCTCTGCCAGGATCCTGGCCAGGAAGCTGTCCCAACACAAACAAGCATCAAGCTCGCCTTTTTGGCGTTA